CAGCCCCCGCTCGCAGATCGCGCGCTCTTCCGCACGCCGCTTCACCAGACCCGGCAGCGTGTCGCATACCGTCACAGGCTTTTTCATTTTCGGGTCGATCACGGTCCGGCAGTTCGCAAAGACCCACTGCGGCCGGCCGCTATCGGATTCGTTAATCGCGCGGCACGCGCCGCGCAGGTCGCCCGCGTTGAAGCGCTTCGCCATCGTGCTGTTGCAGTAGGCGTTCGCGCCGACGTTGTATGCAAAGCTGACGGCCGCCGCGAGCTGATAAGGACGATCTTTCAGTCCCGGCGTGCAACGCAGCACGGGTTCGGCGTGCGCGATCAACTGCGTTTCGAGTGACGCGCGACACTCGGCCTCGCTGTACGCCTTCCCGACCACGACGCCGCGCGTGTCGCCCATGCACTTCGTCGGGATGCCGACCGGATCGAGATACCCGACCAGCTTGACGCCCTCGAACTTCGGGACGATGGAAAAAAGAAGGGCTGCCGAAGCAGCCCCCACAACACCCACAAGAGTCGTCCTCCGCATGTCAGCCATCGTGCTTCTCCATCTCCAGAATGCGCATGTCCGATTCGCGCTGTTCTCGGCGATCCTTGCGCCACATAAAAAAGAAGTTGAGCCCAAACGTCGCGATTGCCGTCATGATCCCGACGATTACCCCGATATCCGTCAGCGTCAGTGAAGACGCGACAGCCGTAACACTTCCAACGTAGCTCGCCACTTCACTCGGACTCGCTCGCATTAGTCCCTCGCAATAAAAAGGGCCGCCGTATTTGGCGACCCGTTAAACGATTCCCGTCCCGTCAAGCACCATGAATCGCGAGTGATACTGCTCGCGAAAGCACGCGATATTCGGCGCCCTTCCTCCGTTGTACAGCGCAGTTCCCCAAGACACAGTCCCCCCGTCAACGCGAATCGATGAGAGCTCGACCACACCCGGGTCATAGCTCCACGCTCGATGAACGGAGTAGATGGCGGAAATCAGAACTGGCACGCCGTACGACCGAGAATGCCACGGCGGCGAAGGTGCGCCCTCGACTGTCCACCCAACACCGTTCATGTAATCCTCGAAGATCACATCGAGGACCCGGAGAAACGGCTTCGACGAATCCGCGACTAATCGCCCGCCGGCATCGAAGACCTGTAACCCGAAGTTACCCGCGGCAACGGGCACTTGGTCGAACACGAACAATCGGACGTTGCATGGTCGCTCGGTGACAAACGTCACGGAATACGAACTTCCATTTCGCTTCGCACTCCACAGCGTGATTCCCACTGCGCCAGAGGCGAGTACCGCGTACATCGGACCCGCCACTGATGAGAAAGTGAAAGTGACGCTCGGAAGATCTATCATGAACGTCCGCCCAGCATCATTCCGTGCCAAAGGCAACGAGCCGATCGCAGAATCCGCCGCCATCAACTGCACCATCTGATAGTTCGGCGTTCGCCCGTCGATCTGATACACACCGGTATCAGTGAATGCTTGAAATCCTGCCTGCATCAATACACTCCAAAGACAATCCATCCAGAGACTCGGGTATAGGCGTTCGATCCGCTTGAGTTCGGGCTATACGACCAACTGATCCCCGCGGCATTAATCGAGACGACAGGCGACGGCTCAGCGCCAGCGACGCGATAGAAAATCTGTTGCGGCATGAAGGCCCAAAACGGCTCCCCGCCAGACATGTCCGCCGCGACACTCCCATCACTCCCGCCCGCCCACGCGATCCCGACCACCCGTCCCGCTCGCGACTTGGCGTCGAGAATCGGACGGCCCGCGCCGTCGAAAATCTGAAGTCCTCCCGTCATCACCACATCCCCATGCGCACCCGCAGCACGCCGTTACCGTCGTAGACACGGACGCTGCTACCATCCATCACAAGCCGATTTCCGCTGCCGTCGGCTGCGTTGATTTCGAACCAACCGCTCTTATCGAGCCGCCAACCCTGCCGCCCCGCGATGTAGTTGTCGGACTGGATGTAGCTACCGATCATCGCGTTCGTGATCCAGCCCGCGCCGATCAGCGCCTGACGCAAGAACACCTGCCCACCTTGCACGACGAACGGCGCACCGATCACGCCGGCCCCGTCTTCGTCGATCACGGCGAACCGCTTCGCCGACACGAGCACCTGCGACTCGACGATGCCGCTGTCGTTGTCGATACCCACCCCGATCGACGCCATGTATTTGTGCCCGTCGACGGTCGTCTGCACCTTGACCTGATACGACGCCGCGACACGCCCGTTCAGGTCGGCGTACGACTTTGCGACGGTTTGCACCGCGGCTGCGTTGTCGTTCACCTGCGTCTGTACGGTTGTGATCTGCTGCGCCTGTGCGCGATCCGCCTCGACGCGCGCGATCGTTTCCGTTTGCACCGCGGCGCTCAGCAGGTTCGAGCTCGAGCGATGCTGCGCCGCGACCGTCTCGACCTTCTTCGCGACCGCCATGTCGCCCTCGGCAATCGCCGACTGCAACGACCAGACGCCAGCGCTGAGCGTCTCGTCGCCCGCGTAGATCGTCGCGTCGCCCGCCATCGGCGGGGTGATCAGATCGATCGGCTCGCGGAGATCCGAGCCAAGCGCCGACTTCCCGATCTGTCCAGCGAAGTACTTCTCGTAGTCGCTTTGATCCGTGCTCGGCTGCCCCTGCACACCCGGCCCCTTCGCCGGAAACCACGGCCCGACGTTGCCCGACGTATCGACCAGGCGCGCCCAGAAATAGAAAACCTGTCCGACCGCGAGCCCCTGATACGACGTCGCGGCCTGTGGGTACGCGAAGTCCGAGAACTTGATCGCGTCATCGCGGCTCGGCGTGCGGCTGTACCAGATCTCCGTACGCTGCGTGTCGCCGGCGGACCCGTCGCCCGGGAACGCCCATTTCAGGTCGATCCCGTACACGATGCCCGCCGCGGTCAGCGACACGACCGATGGCGGCGGACTCGTTTTCCCCGTCAGTTGCGTATCGACGCCGTACGCAGGAATCGACGTCACGCCGAGCGCGTTTTGGGCACGCACGCGTGCCAGATATTTGCCCTGATAGATACCCGGCACCTCGACCTGCAGGCCGCCCGTCGACGGCACCGGCACCCACTCGCCGTTATCCTTCCGCCATTCGGCGATGTAGCTCGTCGCGTGGTTTGCTGCGTCCCACGCAATCACCATCGTCGTTTTGGAAATGCCCTGATCGACCACCGAGTATGTCGAGAGACGAACGTTCGACGGCGGCGGCTGTACAGATGGCGGAACGACCGTGATCGGCCGTTGCTGGATCTGCGCACCGTCGTCGATCGCCGCGTACTTGCCCGGCTCGTACTGAGTCGCGTTGATCGTGTAGACGATCTGGCCGTTGTCGTCGCTCTCCTGCACGCTCACCACGCGATACTGCTGCGCGGCGAGTTCGTTGCTCTCGACCATCCACACAGCGCCCGGCACCGGATCGGCGTCGAAGCGAGCAGCGAGCGTCACCGTGTCACCGTTAACGGCCCTCACCACCCGCGCCTGCGCAATGCCCGACGGCAGAATCGCCGTGAAGCGATCGCCGGCCGCGATGGTCGGCGCCTTGTCGAGCGTGATCGTCTCGCCGGCTGCGGCGCGGATACGGCCGCCGATCCGGCGGCCGGCCTTCTTCGGATCGGCAACCGCGATCACCTGTCCCGGCGCACAAAGCGTCCCGTCGAGCCCGACCTGAAACGACACTGTCCCGGTCTCGTACCGCGACGTCAGCAGCAGCCACCGCCCGAGGCGGTGCGCCTGCGCCTGCGACGTGCAGCCGAACGCCGTGACCTCTGTCTTGATGACGCCGTATCGCGCGATCCCGTCGTCGTCCTGCACGGGCTCAACGGCCTGCTTGTACTGGTTCGTCGGATCGTTGTAGCTGACCAGCGCGACCGTGTAACGCGTCTTGCGCTCGCTGCCGACGTACTTGAATGAACCGCCGACGACATTCGCGGCCGTGTACAGGTAGACCGGATCGGACGGCATATCGGCCGACGCGACAACAGAGCCAGCGCCCCAGTACGAAATCCCGCGAAACACGCTCGCGAGATCCTGCACCACCTTGAACGCGTCCGCTCGCGTCTGGAGCACGCAATTGCACGTGAAGCGCGGCTCCTTGCCGCCCTTCCCGTCCGATACCAGCTCGTCACAGTGACGCGCGATTGCGTACAGTGCCCACTTATCGACCATCGAAGCATCGACACGGTCGCCCAATCCGTTGAGCTTATCGAGCAGTAGGCCGTAGTAGACCCACGCCGGATTGTTCGTCCATGCTGCCTTGAACGTGCCGTCCCATATACCCGAGTACGTCCGCGTCTCCGGGTCGTAGTTTGTCGGAACACGGAAGATCATCCCTCGCACGTGATACGAACGCACCGCCACGCTCGAGAACGAACGCGCGTCGAACGTCATGCCGACGAGCGCCGTCATCGGATAGCGGAGCTTCCGATCGATAATCTCGGTGATCGCTTCGATGTTGATCACATCGGCGATCGTCGCCGTGTGCGCGTTCGGTGTGATACGCCGCACACGGATCAGCCAGCCGTTTTTTGCGCGCGGCAGCTCGATCCGATGCGAGCGCTCGTAGAGCGACGTCGTCTTGCCGTCGAGCGCACCGGCCAGCACCTGCGTATACGACCCGCCGTCGACCGACAAGTCGATCGCATAGTCGACGCGATAGCCTGTGATGTTGCCATTTGACGTGTCCTGACGCTGTAGCGCCGGCACGCCGAAGCGCACACGCACCGCGGTCAGTTGCGTATTCTGGATCTGGCGCACCCACGGCGCGTCGGACGTCAGCGGCACGCCGACGCCGGCCTCACGCTCAACGGCCGGAAAGCCCGGGATGTAGTCCTGATCCTGCGTGCCCGTCCGCACGTCGACGGTGTAGTTCTGGAAATTCAGCGAACCGTCCGCGTTCTGGATCGGTGTGCCGTCGAGATAGACCGACTGCAGGCCATTCACCAGCCCCACGATCGGCCCCGCCGAGATCACATCGAGCACCTTCGCGCGCGCAATCGAATGCAGACTGTCGGGCGATTCGCTGCTGCCACCACCACCGCCGCCGCCCTTCGCGCCGTAGATCCGCTTCAGCCCTCTTTCGGCATGGAGCTTCTTCAAACCTGATCCTCCGCGTAAATCCCGGAACTGCCCACCTTCGAACCGACAATCATTTCGCCGATAACGAGCGGCACCGGTTCGCCCTGCGCCGCACTGTTCACGGGTCCGTTGAAGTAGTACGACGTGCCGTTGTTGGCCGCCCCCGCGAGCCCGGCCTGTTGCGGACTCAGCATCTGCACAATGCCGCCCAGCGCCATCGAAGCACCGAGCCCCATCAGCGACGCGCCCCACGGCTGCGCGAAACCGAACGTCGCGATCGCACCGACTGCGACGAGTGCCGCGCCGAAGATCGTATTGAAGAGCCCGCCGCGCTTGCTGCCGACGATTACCGGCGCAATGCGAATTTCGTCGCGCCCCACCGGGTGCTCGAGCTCGTCCTCGTCGAGATTGCGCCTGCCGTTGAACACGGCGAATTTCAGGCCGGCGTCGCGCGACGACGTCAGGAACGCGCGGAAGCCGGGAATCAGCACGGACAACGCGCGCACCGCCTCCGCGGTCGACGAAACCGCCAGACGATGAACTCTTCCGAAACGCCCCCCGAGCACCCCATACAACTTTATCGTGCGAAGCGTCTCGCTCACTTCCGATCTCCCACATAGCGCAGTACCGTCGTGCAGCAGTCGGCCCACATCCCGCCCCATACCGCGCGCGCCGACAGGCGCCCGTGCATGTGGTGCAGGAATTGCCCGTCACCCAGATACACGCCCGCGTGATTCGGCACGCCGTTCTTGCTGCGGATCTGCACCAGCAACACGTCACCGACCTGCAACGTCACGCCACGGCCGACATCAAGGAAACCGGCGTCCTGATAGTGGTTGAGGTAGAGATTCGACCTGCCATCGTTCCACCAATCGTCCTCGCGCTCGAAATCGGGTAACGCGACGCCGCGCTCGCCGAGATACCAGTCGCGCACGATCGCGTAGCAGTCGTGCACGCCATGTACGAACTGCCGGCCCACCAATCGCGCGACGTAGCCGTCTGGCTCGAACGCGCACCAGTCGTCGACGCCGATCGAGCCGTCGGCCTGCACGCCGAGCGACACGATCACCCATTTCGCGATGCCGCTGCGCTCGCACATCGTGCGATCCGCGTCGCTCGGCTGCGCCGACGCTCCCGGATGCGAATGCACCAGCGCGACAATCTCGCCCATGTCTTCGGCCGCTGCGTAGTCCTCCGCGGCGAGCGCGAGTTGGTCGGTTGGTGCGGCCGCGAGGTTGCGGCAACGTACGTACATCTCCCCGCTCTCGGTCTTCACGACGAGCCCGCAGCACTCGCGCGGATACTCGTCGAGCGCATGCGCCTCAATCGCCTTCTTGATCTGTTCGTCCATAAAAAAACCCGCCGTGCGGCGGGTCCTCATATCGAAATTGATTCGTGCGTCATGCCATCGTGTCGCACAGGAAGCCGCCGAACGGCAACGGGTTGTTCACGCCGAATCGGCACTCGCAACCGTTCGTCTTGTGGCTGCAGCGATCAAGCGCCGGATCGCTCACCGGGTTGTCGTTCTTGTCGAAATACGCCGCCCCTGTATACCCGCATTCGGCGCTGCGATATTCCCATTGGCATATCGAAATAATCTGCCGTTTCGGCAATTGCTGGCCACCGAAGTCGAGCGGCGACGAGAGCGTGAATTCAACGTGCAAACCCGGCTGCTCGTCGCTCTTCTGCTCGATCCGCCACTGCTGCGTCGGCATTTCTTCGTTCGGGTCTGCCGTCGGATTGCCGGTCGGGAAATTCACGGCGTCGAGGTAGCGCGCGAGTGTCCGGCGCCGGAACACCTTCGCGCCGACGAGATCGCCAAGCGCGACGCATAGCGCCGAGATTGTTCCGTTGATGTCGCCCACCCGCAGCGTCGGCGATGGCTGCTGCGCGTCGGATGTCTGCTCGAAGCCGGCGGCCTGAATCGGCCACGGCCGGTACTCGTGCCCCTGCCACACGATCGACGTCGACTGAAGGTGTCCATGAAAGCGCAGCACGTCGGCGCCCATTTCCGTACAGTCGACTTCGAATAGCTCGATCAGACGGCCCGGCTCGAGCTGCTGGATGTCTGCTGATATGCTCAATTCCCCGCCTCCAATTTCGCAATCCGCGCGAGCGCATCCTGTAACGCCGCATCCGTCTCGAGCAAGCCGGCCAACAGCACGCCGACGGCGTTCGTGTAACGGAAGGTCAGCGACGGCCGCCCCTTCGGCGGCCCGCTCTCGCCGAAAATCTCCTTGCCGCTCTCGTCATACTGACGCACGATGAAATCGCCGTCCTCATCGATCTCCGGCCCCTCGCCGAGCAGTTCGGGGAAATCCCGCCACTCGTTTGCGATGACGCCAGCTTGTCGTCCCGCTTCCGGACTGTTTTTTTGCAGATACGTCACCCCCCGCTTACCGCGCAGCCGCGCCATCACGTTCTCAAGCGTCTGGATATCGGATTTGAAAGCACGGTCGGATGCCTGATTGAAGTTCGATGCGGTCAACACGCCGAATGTGGATGCGTTGTAGTTGACACACTGCAGTTCGGCAACCGCCGTGTTGTTCGAGACCCGAAGCTGCACGCCAACTGAGTTGTTCAGCCCAGAGAACCCGAGATAACTCAAACTGTGCTGTCCGTTCAGGTGCAAATTCGCGGCCGTGTGAAGGCCTGCCGGAGCCACGGCGATTTCCTGCGACTGCGTAAACGTCTTCTTCGATCCGACTGTCTGGGGCGCATCGAGCGTCATCGGCTGAGCGAGATTGCCGCTATGCCAGAGATACCCGATATGCGTCTTGTCGACTGTCGCCCCGAGCTGCCAGCCGTTCGTGACATTGCTCCAGTCGAACCGCAGCGCGTGCCCCTTAGCGCATACCGTGACTACTTCATCGTTGACACGGAATGTGTGGTCGTTGATTAGGTATTGGTAAGATCCCCCTGCGTCCGGAGACCACCAACCCACCGACCCACTATTCCCGTAGAAATAGCCGGGCATCTTGCCGAGGTACAAATGGCCTTCGTCGCTCGATTGCCCGGCCCGGATATCTCCACCTACAGTGAGATTTCCGCTGATAACTTCATCCGGCATCATCTTGCCGCGCTCAGCGGCGTGCCAGATCTTCACGCCGTCGGAGACGTACTTCACCCAGTCGCCGGTATTCAGCGACGTTAGCTGTGACATGTCGCCTGCCTGCAGTTTGATCGATACCTTCTGCTGCACGTTGAACAGGTGAATGCACGAATTCGGCCTCACAGACGCCGCGAGCGGCATACCGATTACCTTGCCTGCATCAGCCATCCACAGCCCATATCGCTTTCCGACGTCTTCGGGCCTGAGATCCGCGCTGTCGTTCAGAAATCCGATATCGAGCGGGGTCGAACGCTCGACCACGTCGAAATTCTCGTTCGTCTTGATGTGCGCGACACGATTGTTGTCGCCGCCGCTTCCGCCGGGCGGCTCGCCCAAGATGATTTTTTGAAGTACCGACATCTGAACTCCTACACTGAGAATGTCTCTTCGAACTGCGCCGTCATCGTGTACGCGGCGCCGTTCTTGATCGGCTCGGAGTACTTTTCGCAGACGAACAACCCGCGCGCGCGAAGCGGCGGGGTCCAATAGAACGACTCCGCGCCCGCATGCCGATCGAGGAAATCGATAATTGCCGAGATCTTCGCCGCGTTGCCGACAAACCGCAGGTTGAATGTCGACTCGCGATTATTCAGGCCGTCCGCGGCCCGCTGTGTGTAGCCGTCGCCGAACTCGGCCTTGCGTACGCGCAACGTCGTATCGCCGCCGTGCCCCTGCACCGTCGACGGCCATTCGAATGTGTCTTTCATCCTGCCATCCCGTTTTGCGCTCTCCACAAGGTTCCGCCCTGCCGGCGTTCCCGTTGTATGAGCTCGCGTATCATCTGTTCCAGTATCTTTCGGAACTCGCCAACCGCGATTAGGCTCGCAGGGTTCGACGATCCGCCCTCGATCGAAACTGGCGCGCTGACCGAGATCCCGCCGTTGCGCGCCGGCGAATCCCCTTCTCCCGCGCTCCCGCCAACGAGCCCACCCGCGGCGAATCGCGCGAAGCCGGATCGTCCCCCTGCGTTCAATCGCTCAAGATGTGCGCGCGCGCCCGGCTGCGACACCACCGCGGCGCGGACCACGAACTCGCCGTTCGATAGCTGCGCCGAGATGCTGTCGCTCGTGGACGTGCCCGGTCCCCACACCGCCCCGCCCGTCGCGAGATGAAAGCCGTAAGGGTTCGAGCCGACAGCCGCGCTTGCAGCACCACCGAGCGCGCTGACAGCATCGGAAACACCACCGAAACCCAAGGCGGAGCCGATCGCCCCGAACACCTGAGACATCGCCGCACGCGCCGAAAAGCGCGCGAGGTCGGCGATCATGCTGTCGATCAGCCCGCGGAAATTGAGCTTGCTCGACATCGCGAACGACACGAGCGCATCCTCTGCATTGCGAAACGAACTCGTCAGCGCCTCCTCGGCCATCTGCGCCGCGTTCTGCGCGGACTCCTGATAGACCGCCATCGCCCGCTTCACGCCAACGCGCCAGTCCGCCTGCAACGCGAGCCGCTGCTCGAGATACCCGCGCTCGCGAGCGACCTGCTCCGCCTCGGCCGTGTTGATGCGCTCGATCTCGGCGAGGTACTCGGGCGACCCGAGCGTGCCGTCTTTTCGCGCGCCCTTCGTCAATTCGTCCCGCCGACGGCGAAACTCGTCGCTCACACGATTGACGGCTTGATTCAGCTCGCGCGCGTTGTCACCCATCGACATTGCCGCAAGCTCGCGCTTCACGTCACGCTGACGTTCTGCCGCGTAGTCGCCGAGCTCCGCGTCGATCTGCGCGCTGCGCTCCTTCAGCTTGTTGATCGCGTCTCGATAGCGCACCTCCTTTTCCAGCTGCGCCGCTTGCTCGTACATTCCGCGAATCGCCTGCTGATCACGAAGCAGGCTCTTGTCGTCGTCCGACAGCTTCTTGCGCTTGCCGCGCAGATCCGTCACCTTCTGATCGAACGCGAGGAGATCCTTTTGCGACTGCGTCAGCTTGTCGGTCGCGACCGCCTCGACGCGCAGTTGCGCGATCCGCTGACGGATGTTGTCGAGCATGCGCTCGCTTTCCAGCGAATGAACATCGCCCCCCTTCGCGGCGCGAGCCGCTGCGGCGTTGGTCGACACGCGCGCCGTCTGCGCCGCAGCGGACGCTATCGTCTCGTCGAACGCCTGCTGTCCGCGGCCGTTCGCCTCGGCTCGCGCGACCATCGCGGCGAGTTCCGCATCGCCAGATTTCTCGCCAAAACCGTACTTTGCAAACTTGCCAAAATTTTTGCCGCTGATAGCCGCCTGAAAATCAGACAACGCGGCCGCGACCACCATCTGCTGATTCATCAGCGCGAGTTCGCGCGTCAGGTTGTCGATGTTGGTTCGCGCGCCCGTCGCGGCTTTCGAATCCTTGTTGGCGATCGCCTTTTCGAGCGACTTATACGCATCAGCCCGCCCGGCAACCAAGCCGGCCATACGGGCCTGCGCGTCATTCGCGCCCTTCGTCCGCGCCTCGTACTCGGCCTTCTGGCGGGCCGTCATGCCGATGACGTCGGATTCCTCCTTGAGTTTGTGGACGTACTTCTCCCAAGCTTCCGACGCCATCCCGTCGGCAAAGAAGTTGTTCGCGTCGGACAGCAGCCGCACGCCGTCGGCAGCACCCCTTGCTGCCGCGTCCATTGCGGCGAGTGCCTGCGAGCCCTTCTGCGCCGCGAGGCCCGCCGTGTCGATCCCGCCCGCTGCACGCACCAGCTCGTCACGCAGCGCTTCGCCGCCGCTCGTCGCCGACGCAAAGCGGTCGATCAGTTGCCCGATCTCGCGCGATTTCTCGTCGACGCCGAGGTTCGATGTCTTGAGGCGATCCAGACCGGCGAGGAAACGGTCGAGCGCTGCCTGATCGGCATCCGAGACGACCGACGGCGCGTCTCCTAACGTCGGCACCATGACGCTCTGCGCCGCCCGCGTCGCGAGACTCTGGTACGCAGACTGCACATCGTCGGCCGCGTGCGACGCGTCCTGCTTCGTGCGTAGCCGCTCCGATTCCTGCAACAGCGGCGTCAGTTGCCGATACTTGTCGATGATCTGATCGAGCGGCGCCTGCATGTCGATCAGGCTCGACGTCGCGCTGCTCGCGTTGTCGCGGAACAGCAGCCAGTTCGCGGCGGCGCCAAGCGCGACCGTGCCTACGGTCGCCAGAATCCCCGGCAAGCCGCCGACGGCCGCCAGCAATCCGGAACCGACCGAGCGCATCATCGACCCGGTACGGACAAACGCGGTCTGCGCGGCGGTCGCTCGCTCCGTTGCGGCCTTCAAACTCGTCGCCGTCATCGTCGCCGCACGCTCGGCGCGCTCGCGCGCCTGTGTCGCGAGCGCGACGTCGCGCTCGGCCTGCGCGAGCCCGCGGTCGGTTTCGGCGAGCGACGCGGTGTAGCGCACCTTGTCGATCGCCCCCTGCTTAGCCGCCGCCTCAAGCGCGGAACGGCGCTGCTGCGCGAGTGCAAGCGACGCCTCGGCGCGCTCGAGCTCCTGCTGCGCCGCGACCGTCTCGCGCGCGATGACCGCCGCGTACGGCGTGCCGGCGATGCGCGTGCCGATCTCCTGACTGCCCGCGACATTGGCGCGCGCCGTCGCGACGTGTGCTTGCGCAGCCATCTCGACCGCGCGCGCCTCGGCAAGCTTCGCCTCGGTGTACTTGATCGAGCCAGCCGTCAGCGCGGACTGCATCGCGAGGCTTTCGCGCATTGCACGCATGCCCGCGAGCTCGGCCTGCGCTGAAACCTCGGCCGCCTGCGCATTCTGAAGCTTCGCCGCCGCGGCAGAGCGATCGCCCTGCGCTTTGGCGAGCACCGCTTGCGCCGCCTCGTGCTGCTTGATCGTCTCCTCGACAAGCGCTCGCCGGGCGCCGACCCACGCTGTCGCCGCCTGCGTTGCCGCGACTGCGGATTGCCCGAAGTACACGGCGATCCGCCCGGCCGCGAGCGACACGCCGAGTTTCACGATGCCGTCGAGGTGCTCCGCGACGTACGTGATCCCCTCCGCGAGCTTTTGGCTCGCACCGGTCGCGTCGTTCGCCTTCCCGACGTATGCGACGATCTCCGTTTGCAGGCGCGTCATCGCCTGCCCGACGGTCGCGTTGACCTTGCCGAACAGATCGTTCGTGCTCGCCCCGGCACGCGTTAGCGCATCGATCAAATTCTCGACCGTGAGCTTGCCGTCTTCCGCCAGCGACTTGAGCTGAGCTGTGCTCGTGCCCATGCCCCGCGCGATCGCATCGGCGACGCCCGGCAGCTCCTCGAGCACGCTTTTCAGATCCTGCCCGCGCAACTGACCTGCGGCGAACGCCTGCCCGAGCTGCACGATACCGAGCCGAGCCGTATCCGCCGAGACGCCCGACAGCGCCACCGCCTTGCCGATCGTCTCGACGAGCGGCCCGACCTGCTTGATCGTCAACCCAAGGTGCGACGTGTTGTTCGCGATCCGCTGGTACAGCTCGGCGGTCGCGTCGAGCGGCTGCCGCGTGTCGCGCGCGATGCGCAGCACGTCGTTCTGCGCGACCGCGAAATCGACCTGATCGCGCGTGACGATCCGCAGCCGGTTGCTCAGGTTCGTCCATTCATCGGCATATTCGATCAGTTGATGCACGCCGAACGCCGCCGTGGCGGCCTGTGCGTATTCACGGATCGAGCTGCGCGCCGCATCGAGCGCGCGCACCGTGACCTGCACACTCGCCGCATTCGAAGCAAATGCCGCGTCCGCCGTGCGCCCGCCGTCTCGCACTGCATCGAAATACGAGCCGGCCGTCGACGAGAGACCGCGCATGCGGCGGTCGTATTCGGTCGTATTCGCCGTGACGCTGACGATCAGCTCGCGAAGGCTCGTTGCCATAGTGTTTTCTCGCCTACTTTGCCATGCGCATCAGGGCGGCTTGAAACGAATCACCGCCCCCTTCCTCTTCCTCTGCCGTCGCGTGCTCACCGGACCATTTCGGCATCATGTCCGACACCTTGACCTTGGCGCCCTGCGACTGAAACGCCGCCGCCGCGATCATCGCCGCATGCAGATCTCCACGATCGTCTGCAACCGGCGATTCCGCGTCGAACCCGATCCAGAGACTCAGCTCGGCAGACGACATCTGCTCGCGCAGCTCGGCCAACGTCTTGCCGAGCCGCAGCGCGAGCGACATCAGGAAGCGGAGGCCTGGGGTTCGGCGGAAGGCTTTTTTGCGTCTTCGACCGGATCGACGTCGAGCTTGCCGAATTCGAGCGCCTTCACGACGATGCGGTTATGCACGGGGCCGAACGCCTCCGCGACCGCGGTCGCATCGTCGTCCGAGAACAGCCGCCGCCAACCGTCCGGCGTTTCACCGAACACGACGCGAACGAACAGCCGCGCATTCGCCTGCATGTGCGCGTCGTCGCTCGCGCGCGTGAATTTCTCGCGAACGGCCGTCTCGTCGTCGTCCTCCGTTACCCCCGCGATGTCGCGGAGCGCTTCGATCCAGAACATGCGGTCGCCGACCGTCGGCTCGCGCACGGCGATCTTTTCGTTGTTCCATTCCGGTACGCTCATCAGTTCGTGCCGCCATCCAGCCAGCGGATTCAGCACCGCGGCGCGCAGGTTCGTCACGACTTGGTATTGGTGTTCCATGCTCATCTCCTATCTGCGATCGGGGAGTTACGCCGCCGGCGGCGGCACGAGCTTCGGCGCGCCGCTCACGCGAACGCTGTACGTCGCCGAGATCAGCCCATTGACCGACGCCGCCCACGTGTACTGACGCACCATGCCGACGAACAGAAACTGCGATTTGTCGGCGAACGTGACGCGGAACACATGCTTTTCGCCCGTCGCACGCGCGGCACGCAGAATGTTTTGCCCTTCGTCGTTCGACTGGTAATTGCCGTCGACCGAGAATTCGCCCGGATCGGGCAAGCCGAGCTCGGATTCCTTTTCGTCGCTCGCGAACGTCGTCGCGTCGATTTCTTCCGACTGCCCGCCCTGCCACTGGATCTGTTTGCCCGTCGCGCTCAGATCGACGAACACCAGATCTGCCGCGTCGAGGTCCGTCGACGCCACTTTCGACACCTCGACCTTCGTTCCCTGTGCCTTGGTACGCTTGCTTCTCTCTGCTGCCATATGCCCCTCGCAAATGAAAAGGCCCGCACGTGGCGGGCCAAGTAAATCGTCGTGTGGTCGGTCAGAACTCGACCGACAGTTCCAAGCTGATGCGGAACAGTGCTGTATCTGAGGCGTAATCGTCCGGCAGCTCATCGACGGCAACGACCGAAAACAGGTCCTGCGCCGACATCGCACGATCGACTGCCAAGTCGGCAAGCCGATCGGCGTCGGTGAACGTCGGCGCGTAGCAGTCGATCTGAAAGGAGCCAGACCGACCGCCAGTCGGCCCGGCGAGCGCCATGTCGAGCGCGCCATGTACGCGCGTCACGACGAAATACGGCGCCGGCGCCTTCGTCGGTGCGACGCCGAGATACCCCTTCGCACCACCTATGCCCTGCAAGGCGTCACGGATTACGATCACGCTCAACGCCGGCCTCCAAGCAGTTGATCGATAGCGCGCGCGACTTCCGTACGCACTGCAGCCTCCGCTTCATCAATCGATTCGTCGAAACCTGGTCTAGCGAACGGCTGCGCTTGCATGTGTTGCGTCCCCAGCTCAACGAATCGCCAATGGAACGCGTTGTTCGGCGAATCAGCCTTGCCCTGTGTTCGCACGCGCATCCCCGCCACCGCGATGCCCTGCCCATCCTTCTGTTTCAGTGGAGCCGCGACGATATTGCGGCGCAGCTTCCCCGACTTCTTCGGCGCGCGCTTTCTCGCCGCGCGGGTGATGACGCGCGCGCCTGCCATAGTCGCCTTCCGGAGTACCGACCGAGATTGCGCCTTTGCCAGTTTCGCGAAATCAGCCTGCAGGTCGTTTAAACCGATGATCTGCACGCTAGACATATTTTTCTCCCACCTTCACCGACAGGTCGAGATACCCTTTCGCACGGTTCGGCAGCACTGCGACGATGTCGTAAATTTGATCGCCGTATCGAACCCGCATTTCACTATCGACATCGAGTCGGAACCGAATCCTCATGCTCGCGACGGCGGAGCTACGGATAGCCCCCGAGACGACGTACTCCTTCCCATTCAGAAACCGCACGTTCGCCCAAACGCTTGCATGCACCACCCAGTCATTGGGCAAAGGCTCACCGTTCTCGTTTTCACCGCCTCCGCGCTTCTCAAGCGAAATCCTCTCTGTCAGATCGCCGGCTCTCAGCATGGTCAAACCCCGAGGCCCGTACGGTATGGGAACAGCAATGCCTTCACCCCACTCGGAAGTTCCATGACGCTCGCGGACGTGCCCGCAACAACATCCTCGCGATAGGCGTATAGCTTGCCGATCGTCAGCAGAATTGCTGCGCGAATTACGTCATTAGCAACCACCGGATCGTCACCTGCGGTTTGTTCTGCTATCGCCGCCTGCATTTCTTCATTGTTCGCGTAGATCTTGCGGTCGATGTAGTCCGATGCAGACTGCGTCGCTGCGTTGATGTAGATCCCGATAAGGTCGTCTGCGACACCTTCTTCCTCCCGCAGGTGCGCGAGCGCCAACTCGAGCGAGACAATGGGCGTTTGGCCTTCCATCAATTACGCCCGCCCTTTGTTTTGCGGCGCAGCGGCCTTCTTGTTCGCAGGCGCCGGAGCCACGACCTTCGATTCCGACGGATCAGCGTCGCGAACAAGGCCATTTGCCCGCAGCTCGGCCGCACGTTGACGCGATACCAGGTATGGCGCGCTCGCCGGGTTCTTGTCTCCATCCACGCCGCCGTATGTGCGTATGGGCTTCACCCACACTTGATTCGGGTTGTTCATCATCAGCACCGTGATAAAAAATGGCCACCCGAAGGCGGCCACTGTCTGTTGCGAAACACCGGTCAGTTGCCGGCTTTCTCCGCCAACGAACCGGTCACGAACGATTCCGGGCGGTAGACCGCGAGCGCCAGACGCTCCTCGGCACGGATCGACACCATGTTCTTTTCGAAATCATCGACGTTCTCGGTCGACAGCAGAACCTCGATCTCCATGCGATCGAAAATCTGCGCCGCCATCGAGAAGGCGCCAACGAGGAATTCGTTCGCTGTCATGGCTTGCGTCTCGACGACCGGCAGATTCCACAGCCGCGGCGTCGTACCGTTGACCGGATTGCCGACGATATAGCGGCCCTGGGCGTCCTTCGTCAGCTCGATCGATGCCCAGTCGATGGGATTCAGGACGATCCCGGTCGCCGGAAATTCGGCGAGAACGGCCTGCAGAAGCGCCAGACGAATCTTGTCGATCGGCGTCGCATTCGTGAGCGTGATGGACGGCGCGAATGCCGACGCTTGCGGCAAGATGCCGAGAATGTTCGCTCCCGTGCCGTCCCCCTTGAGCAGTTGATTTTCCTCGGCGAGTTGGAGTCCATACCGGGCGCGGCCGTCGATGTACGACTGCAGCGCCGGCGCATCGTCGAGAATTTGGCGCGACGCCTTGAACAGATGCGCGATCGTGCGAACCGGCTGGTTCTTCAGGTTGAACGTCAGATCCGAAGTCGGCTTCTGCGCACTCTCGGCGACCGTCGCGGCGTTGTTCGTGAAGCCGGTTTCGACGGTGTACTCGATGCTGCTCGACGACGTTTGGCCGGGCATGAGCAGATTGCGAATCGTCATCTGCCGCTGCGGCGGAGCGATGATCCCGGCTTGACGGTCTGCCGCGACCAGTGAATTGCTACCGCTGACGCCGGCACCGACCGTTGCCGGCACGTTCATGATGCTCTTGCGATCGACGCGAACGCGCACCGATTTGCGCGCGCTTCCGTCCATCCCCTTCATCTCCTCGGATTCGGTCACGAGTTGACCGAGCGTCTTCGGCACTTCGGGTTCGGCACTACCGCCGCTGCGAGCCAGCTTTTGCTCGGCCTCCAGCAGGCGGGCTTGGAGTTCACCTTGCTTGATCAACAGCTCGTCGACCGTGGCTTTCGTTTCTGCGCCCAGGTCCCCAGCCTTCTTCGCTTCAGCGAGCGCCTTCTCGCCCGCGGATTTCACTTCGTCGCCGATGCGCTTGAGTTCCTTCGTGACGGTTTCGAGCACTTGCTCCGGGTGCGAGTCGCCGCCGCTCTTGCGGCCGAACTGTCGCGGTTCGTTCATGTGACTCATGTTCATTCCTTGAAAGTAAGAGATTTAAGGCCGTCGAGCAGCCGATTCACGTCGTTCGCCACGTCACCAGACTCACTCTGGAGCAGATGTTTCAGGCCGCGATTGGCGATAACCGCGGCCATGGACTTCGAGAAGCCTGCCTCACGCAGGAACCGCTCGAATTCCGGAAGCGATGGCAATCCGCCGTGCGCGATGATCGATTTCACCGCGTCGATTCGCGCATTCGCGTTTGCCGGATTCGTAACGATGCTGATCTCAGCTAGATCGACTTCGTTCAGCGTGCGAATCCCCGTTTTTTCGTTGTAATCCGACGAGAGCACGTAATAGCCAATCGACAGTCCCGTGATTGCCTTTGCCTTCATTCCGCGATACGCGATCCTTGCATTCGGCGCTTCGTCGATCCACAGATCGCCATCCCCATAGAGACCCTTGTCGTCCTCCTTGAGGCCGGCCCATGATCCGATCGGCGTATAGGAGTCGTGCTGCCACAGGATCGGCAACGCCCGGCCGCTCTTCTTGAGCGCATCGAGACTGTTTGAAAATGCCCCCGGCGCCACAATTTCCTTATAGCTGTCGACCACTCCGAATACCGACCCATATCCCGAAAACTGACCTGCATCGTCGACTGACTTGACGTCGAGATCGAAGGCACGGACCTTGTAGCCGCCTTTACCGCTCTTGCGTTGCATGTGTTTTTTCCTCCTGGTAGAGCCACGCTTTCAAGGCGTCCTGCGCAGCCGTAGCCGTCGTGTGCTCACCGAGCTTGTCGATTGGGAGCAATGCCGACTGAACCGTCAACACTGCTGCATTGCCCCCCATCGGCGGCAGGTTTTCCTTCGCGCGACATTCGTCACGCGTCATCAGGCCGTTTTGGGTCATCGTTGAATAGAACGCCGCTCGGCCTGCACTATCGGCTCGCAACAGCCCTTCGACGGAGAACTCCGCATAAAACTGATCACGCTCTCCCGGCCCCAGCAGCGACCGTCGCGCTGCCTGTTCAATCCGCGTCAGCCACGGCCGCAGGGTGAATGTCAAAAAGCCGAGCGTCTGTTGTTCGATCCCAGTTCCCCAGCTTGTCGATTTCTCGCTGTGGCCAACCATGAACGGCGGAACGCGATACCAGCGGCAGATCTCTTCGATGTTGAATGCCCGCGTCTCCAGCAACTGGACATCACCGGGATTCATCGTGATGGCCTGGTACTTCATCCCGGCTTCCAGCACCATCGTTTTCCCGGCCTGCATGGCGCCGCCAAACTGCTCTGCTAGATCCGTTCGAATCTCCGCACGTTTTTCTTTCTGGAGGATCTGGTCGGTCGAGAGCACACCTGACGGTCGCAGCCCGTTCCGAAAGACGCTCGCGCTCGTCTTATTCGCGGCCGTCGAATTCCCAAGAACCTCACGTGCGTATTGAATCGGCGTAAGCCCCATCAAGCCATCGAGACTGAACCCTCGAACGTGAAACACATCGTCCTCGGCAAGCGTGCTGACAGTTCCATCGACATTGCGATAGGTGTATTGCAACGCTCCACTTGTGAGGCGTTTCACGGTCGAACGCTGTGGCAGCATCAGTTCAAGGCCGATGAGCACACCCGCCGACCGGAGCTTTCTCGCGTACCCATTCCCCCATAGCAGCATGCTCGCGACGATCACTTCCCAGAACTCGGCCGCCGTGTTCTCTGCGTTTGGCTGAGAATGGATAACCGTATACAGCCGGTGTTGCTTCGCGAGAACACGCGTTCCGTCTGGCTTGGTCTGATAGAGATTCAACGGAAGAGTCGCGATTGTTTCCGCGATCAGACGGACACACGACCACACCGCAGATAGCTGAAGTGCCGAATCGGCCGTCACCGTCTCTCCGCTCGATGACCCCATACCGCCCCACGCGGACCAGAAGCTTCCGTCGGTCAGCGAAATGGGCACGCCAAGCCATTTCAAGAAGCTTGACTTGATCCGCCCAAGCGCCCTTTGTTTGCCTTGCTTCATACGATGATCGGACTCGAGAAGAACTCGTCGATTGAGCCAGCATGACTTTCAAGCATGGCGCGGCCTATCGCCATGATTAGTGCGACAGCACCGTCAATCTTGTTGTCGTTGCCTTGCTTGATCGGACGCACCACGTCGTCATTGCCCGGCAGGTTCTTGCCGATGACATTGCTGACACACCACGTCATGATCGGGTTGCCGTCGTGATGGAATCGGCCCGCCGTAATCGCCGCCTCAAGCTCCTTCATTGGGTCCGACATGTTCGTGTAGTTCTGCACGATCGTGACCGGCGTCAGCCCTTCGTCCTCGAGCTGGTGCGACAGGTTCGTCGCGCCATGCGGGTCGAGCGGAGTGCATTGCACCGGGCACAAACGGTTCGCCTCCTTCGCCTCTTCCAGAATGTCGCGATAGTCGATCTCCGCACCGTCCGTTTCGAGTAGAAAGCCTTGATTGACCCACGCCTGATACCGCTCCGCCATACGTCGGTTCTCGGTGTTGCGAACGGTGTCTTCTGGCACCCAGAATCGCGGTGCGACGCAGAAGTAGTGCCGCCGCCCATCGATGTCTCGCCAGAAAAGCCGAGCCATACTGTTCAGGTCGAGCTTGCGCGCCATGTCGAGCGCGAGCACGCAATCTTGCCCCTCGAACTGCTCAAGGGTCAGCGATCGGTCTTCGCATGATTTCCAGTCTTCGAGGTTGAAATAGCCCGCCTTGGCCGACGTCCAGACGTTCAAATGCTTCGTCTTGAACGTGTTTGTGAAGCGCGCAGACTTGATTGCGCGCTGTTGCTGGCTTTCGAGATACTCCTGATAGACCGAGATCCCGATGTTCGGATTGGCTTTCGCCAGCACGCGCGGATCGGTCCAATCGTCCCCTTCGTCGATGGTCCAGATCCAGCCGAAAAGCTCGTCGTCGGGCACCGTCCCTTCGAGCATTTCGATCACCTGTCGGCGCTTGTCGTAGCATGGCCCCTCGATGTTCGCACCCGCAGTGGTGATGATGAACATGAGCGGCTGCCGGCGCGCGCCCATGCCGGTCAGCATCGTTTCGTACAGTGCGGCGCTATCGTGCTCGTGATACTCATCGACAATGGAGCACGATGGCGACGCGCCGTCGCCCGGGTTGCCAATCAGCGGCTCGAAGCGACTGCCGTCCTCGGGTTTGTTCATGTTCGATGCATTCACCTCGATGCCAGCCGCAACGATCAACTCAGGCGAGCGCTTCACCATCAGCCGCGCCGGGCGAAAAACCTCCCAGGCCTGCTTTTCAGTCGTCGCGCCGGCGTACACCTCCGCACCGAACTCGTCGTCGAGGACGAACATGCCGATGCCAACGCCCGCGGCAATCACCGATTTGCCGTTCTTTCTCGGGACCTCCCAGTAGCTTTCTCGAAACCGGCGCTTGCCGGTGCGCTTGTTGAGCCATCCGAAGGTCGCCATCAGGCCGAACTTCTGCCAAGGCTCCAGCGTTACCAGTTGCCCCTTGAACGCCCACTCGCCCTTCGTGTGCGGCAGCAGTTCAATGAGTGCGAGCTTTCGCTCGGCCGCCTCCGGATCGAACTTCCATCGGAAATCCTTCTTGCGGCTCGCCGCAAGGTCGTCAAGGTGGCGCTTGCACGCAAGTTGCACATACCGGCAAGCGGGGCGCTCGCCACGAACGACGTCTCGCGCGAACTTGAGCCCCTGCTCTACGCGCGGGAAATTCGTCGCCATGTCTTCCAATCATTTGCCGAGCAGCTTCGCGAAAGGGTTGTCGGGTGTTTTCGGCTTTGCGCCGACCAGGCGCTGCCGGCTCGCTGGGTCGAGCCCCAGCATTGCGCCGAAGCTCGCCATTTGCGCTGCTGCTTCCTTCACAGCGGTCGCGGCCGGATTCTTCATCGGACTGCCTTGGGAGCTGTCGACGACAGGGCCGTTGCGAGTCAAATCATCCTGGGCGGCTCGCCAATTGCCGTAGGCCGAGCAGAAGATTTCGACGATGTGTAGGTCGGTCTCCTGCAGAATTTTCTGCTCGCACAAGCGCGGAACGACACGCGCCCACATTTCCCGCGCCTCGCCGGCAATCCAGCCCGGCGGCTCGATGTTCGTGACCAAGCCGAAATCCGGCTCGTCCATATTCAGCGCGCGTTTGCCGGGATTTCCCGCCGCGATTTTCCGTGCCGTCGGCTTGGGTTTTCTGCCCCGGCCCGGCACTGTCGCGATACCCCCCACTGGCCAACTCCTGAATTTTTAATTTCGCGGGCGTGAAAATTCGACGAAGCGGGCGGTCCCGAAGGCGATGCCTCTCAGACTTTTTCACCCCCCCTCCCCGCCCGGTACATTCGCCGGGCGGGCAACGACGGGCGCAGCCGCCACCACGTCACCGCAACCGCTCGCGCGCCGTTTTCGCCGCGTGACAGTCACGGCAGATCGCTTGCAGGTTCTCGTCGCGGTCTGTCCCGCCGCTCGCCTTCGAGATAACGTGATCGACAGCAGTTGCCGGCGTCACGCGCCCGGCTTGCAGGCAGGGCTGACACAGGCCGCTGTCGCGACGCAAGATGCGCTGCCTGATCTTGTCCCACGCGGTTCCGTATCCCCGCGCATGGCGATTGCCGCGCACCGCGTCGGGCTTCCACTTCACCGCCTCATGAGTGTGCTGCTCGCAGTACGACTTGCCGTCCGCAACGAGCGCGCCGCATCCTCGGTGCTTGCAGGGCTTCATCGGTCGTCGTGCCATCTCGCCAAAATCTCGCTAACTTTGTTTGCATTTTTGTTAGCACTTTGCTAACATGCGTTTATGCACTCAATCGAATTCACCAAACAAGCCGCCCAAGCCCTCAAGGCAATGCCGCGCAACATTTCGGCGACGATTCGGGCAAAGATCGATGCACTGGCAGTTGACCCCTACGCACCGAATCCGAACGCGAAGAAGTTAGCGGGCCAGCCCGGCTACCGGCTCCGAGTTGGCGATTGGCGTGTGTTGTACGAAATCGAAGATGGCCGCGTCGTGATCGTTGTGCTGGCCGTCAAACCCCGTGGAGGTGCCTACAAATGACCGAAGTTCAATTTATCGAGCAGGACGGCCACCGGGCCTTTGCCGTGGTCCCCATCGAACTGTGGGACCGCGTGAAGGACCTAATCGAAGATCTCGAAGATGAAGCGCTCTACGCGCAGGCCAAGGCAAACGACGACGGCCGCCGCATCCCGGCCGCTGTGCTCGATGCTGAACTGGCGGGCGATCACCCTGTTCGAGCTTGGCGCAATCATCTGCGCATGACGCAAGATGCGCTCGCCGCAGCAGCCGGCATCAGCAAACCGTATCTCAGCCAGATCGAAACCCGGCAGCGCGTCGGCACTACCGACGTGCTGTCTAAGATCGCCAGCGCACTTGCAGTGCCCGTCGACGACTTGATCGAGCCGCCGCCCGCACAGTCGTAACGCAATGTCGCTCGTCTCGTCGGCCTGCGTAATGCAGTCGCATGAACGCGATGACCGCCACAGCCGCACGCACCCAGTGCGGACGACGGCGAAACATCAGAACGGCCATAGCAACTCCGGGCGCGGAAATGAAAAAGCCCCGCGCGGCGAACCGGCGGGGCTTCTCGCATGCAACTTGTGCAGCGTGGTGAAAATCATATACTGCTGTAACAGGAGCGTCAAGTAGGTATGTGGCACGCCCACGCGGTTCAGCGGAGAACTGGGGAATGGCGGCGAACGCGAAGGTCAGCAACGAAAAGAAGAACCTCAACCGGCTGGCAGGCGAGTTTCTGGTCGCCTCACGCCTGACTCAGCGTGGCTACATGGTGGCACTGCAATGGGGTACGACTATCGGCTACGACGTTCTCGTGTTCGACAAGAGCGGCAACTCGGCCTTCCTTGAAATCAAATCGTCCGCGTCAAACTCTCGCCGCTGGCTGCTCCAACAGAAATACGCGAACCCGCGCGCGGACAAGATACCAGCGAACCGCCGATTTGTTTGCTGTGTGGATCTGGCAATCAAGGGCAAAGAGCCGGATGTCTACGTGTTCCCCGCAACGGTCGTAGCGGATGGGTTGCACTACTTCTTCGCCAGCAAATTCCCAAACAGCCCCAGTTATCACTTGTCACTCGACTTCAAGCCGCAATACCGCACGAAGGAGGATGGGGTGCTGACGGTCGGGCAACACATCGAGGCCGAGACATTCTTGGAAAACTATGCCGTGATCGGAATCGAGACCGTCACGGGATAGAACGCCACCGGACAACCGGATGCCCTGACATTTCACTCGACTCACTCGCGATTCGCTGTCGGTCCCGATAGTCACGAACGCCGATATCGACCATGAACGGTCAATCGACTTCTTGATGGGAATCGTCGACATACGAGTGGCCGATACCTCGACAGGCCGAGCTATGTATCTACTGTATTGCGATGAGACGAACTTTCAGAAGCTCTCGGGTGACTTCTTCGTCTACGGAGGAATCGTTATTGATGGCGCGAAGGCAGGCATGCTTGCTGACACACTTTCAAAGATTCGAAAGTCCTATGGCGTGCCGAACGAGTTCTTAGTGAAGTTCAACCCTGGGCCGCAGCATCTATCCCATATGGATTTCATCGGCCTGAAACAGGCTTATATTGCTGCCGCCGCCGAGAACGATGTCTTGTTGCTCGTGAACCTTTTGCTACATGACATCGCAAAATCATCTGACGATGCGAGACGATTCGGGATCAATACGCTTTGCTACCACTTCGATTGCTACCTGCACAGACCAAAAGCACCGGGACTTGTTTTGATTGATCGCTTCAACGACAAGAAACTAGACGATCAATTGAAGGAGAAAGCGGCGGTTGGTTTAACCGGGCCCATTGCCTATTCTGGTGAGAAAACGCTAAAGTACATAATCGGCTATCACCTCTCGTCCATCGGACAGTCGCACTTCTGTAGCTTGGTAGATGTCGTAATTGGATCGCTTCGGTTCGCTATTAACGCCTTCACGCAGGGCAAGGAAGAGCACATGGACTCGGCTGGCGCGATCTTGAATCAGCTGTCCCCCTTGTTCTTCCGCGAAGGCAAGCCACCTGGCAATACGAAGGCAGTCGACCTGATCAGCTTCTGGTTCAGTCCGGCGAAAGTAAGTGTGGCCAAGTACCGTGAGAAATACTTGGCCTTGCGCGACTTCTTGCAGGCTCAAGGCATCGAGATTGAGCAGGTCTTGTAGATCAAATATGGGTATCCCCGCACGCATAGATCGCAAGGCGGCATGGCCTTCGCGCCTCGCAGCCCTCTCCGAGAACGTCACGCCGTGGCGATACGACGGCAACGTTCTGGCTACGGATCTTTGACTTTGAGTGACTCAAATGGGGTGGATCAAATATCGTTTGTGGATCGATCTTCGCCGCTCGGAAGTCTAACAGGGGTCGGAACCTTCGTACGAAGACCGCGGCCGGAAGCGGCCAGAAGCGGAGGTCGCTCGCAAGCCGCGTCGGACACTCAAACGTCGCGGCGATCCGGGCACCGGACGTTCGCTGTGACGATTTCGTCCTCAGGACCGCCGGCCGGAGCGGAATTTCTCCATATTTGCTCTCCGCTGTACTACTTCCGTCGAACCCCATCACAGCCGTGCTCTTCCCGTGAATCGCAGAAGGCACGTCTTAAGCGTTGGCGATAGACTGCGCTGACTTGCTACCGTGGGGGCGCTGCTTAACTGGCATTTAAATCATACAGTACCGGTGTTAAGATCTTGGCGAACAGCAAAGACGTAAACTTAGATTGGGGGAACAGTGGAAAGTCGCACCGGCATACAGAGCCTGTTCGTTGAAGGGCTTCACGAACAATTCGATGTCGAGCTTGAATTAAAGCCCGGATTGAATATCATTTACGGCAAAAACGGAAAAGGAAAAACTACAGTTCTCCACATTCTAGCCAACGCCTTAGAACTCGACTTCAAAAGGTTCAGGTATTTAAATTTCCGACGCATTGAAATTAAGACTTTCGGTGGGGCGAAACTGGAAATATTCAGATCGCCTGGGTTGGATGGCGTCGAAATACTCATCAATGGGGAGAAAACATCTCTACTGAATAGTTCAGAGGAACTTTCGGAACTTGAGATGGCAGCTATACGGGCAACCTTAGGTGAACGGTCAACTTATCTGCCAGCGTTTCGTTCTGTACTTGAGCGCGTTCGCGAGGAGTCAGGCGCTTACTATCGGGATCGCACTCGTGACTCAAGTGTTGATGAGCTGGAAATGAAAGAGCTGCAAGTACTTCGCGAAAAAATTGGCAGCCGGAAAGCCAGAGATGTCATGGAAGTTCGTGCGCTCCGAGAAGAAGCAGGCATCACCGCTAGGAAGACCGTACAGTGCAGACAATGGTTTGGTCCATTTGTACCAACAGTACGCTATCCATCGATAATGGAGGTAGACGATGGACTAACGTCTGAATGGAGAGCCGCACAGCTCGATATGGCTCAGCGTGAGCAAAACATGTTCGCCGATGTCTTTGTCAAGGTATTTCGAACCATCGTTGGCTTGGAAAATCCACAGAAACCTTTTGAAATAGAAGATGCTCTTGCATCGATAGCCGACGCTCTCGATAGCAAGGATTATCAGCTTGGCAATCGTCGCTCCGAACTGATATCGGCGCAGCTATTGGAGGCGATGGAATTTTTGAAAAAAAAGCCTGCGCACGAATCCCAAGGAATTGAGAAATCCGTTCTGGGCTTGTATTTGGAAACTCTGGTTGATCGCAAAGAAGGCCGACGGAATGCATTGCAAAGCAGTAGAGATTTTGAGGCTTCTATAAATAGATTCTTGGACAAGCAGAAAACATTGCGCATTGGCGAGCCGATCGTTAAGGAGCGCGTGCGATCTGCCGTTACGGTCGAAACGGAGGGGGGGCGAGCCTACGGGCTAACAGCATTATCCTCCGGTGAGCGACAGATATTAACAATGCTGTATTCCGCTAGCCGATCGCGATTTAAGGATGGAATTTTTCTAATTGATGAACCTGAACTTTCTTTGCATATAGATTGGCAGCGAAAGATCTTGAATGAATTGATGTCTTTGGCTCCGGGTCGCCAAATCATCGCGTGCACCCATTCACCAGAGGTCGGAGCAGATCACTTTGAAGACACGCAAGATTTTGAGCCGCGCCTGACCAAGCGTGATCAAGAAGACCTTTTTGATGAAATCGATAATAACGACGATCGGGAGTGATATGCAGGGGTATTCAATAGCGGGTTATCTCAATGCAGTGTTGCGTCGATCGGAAAAAACGATGCTCGTTGAGGGTGTTACGGACAAATCTGTTTTGATGCGACTTAAAAACGAGCGGTGCTCTACAGTTGGAACAGATCTCCCGGGAGTAATCGACGTTGCAGGACTTCTCACCGATGATGTCTTAAAGGGTCTCGGTATGAAAGCCGTTGTTAAAGTAGTGCAGGACCGACTAGCGCAATCCCCCCGCATGCTAGCGGCTGCGGGCGATAAGTTCGGAACCTTAACCGATCGGGAGTGGGACGGACTCACAGTGGACATGGAGCTGGAAAGTCCATGGTTTGCACCCGACCAAGGAAGTCCGAATTTCGTAACAATCGGCCATTCAGTCGAAAATTATTTTTTTAGGCTGGCACCGATCGAGGCGTTTCTGCGGCAATTTTTTAGTGACCACCTAAGTCAGAATTTTTTTAACGATCTAGCCGAAAGATTCCGTGCGATCATAGGATTTGCAGTTGTGTATTCTCTGGCGATTCGACATATAGGTGCAATTGGACGTGCGGATCGTCTTATATCGCATGAAATGATCGAATGGCATAAGGGAAGTTACTTGTCAACGGCTCGACTGAATATTGCCTTAAGTAACCGCGGTGTCGTGGCAGCGCAAAATCCGTATTTACTAATCAATTATGGGGTCTGGAAATACGCTGAGCGCTATACTGCTCCGGAACCATGGCACTGGCTGTGCCACGGCCACTTAGGCGAGCAAGCAATTTGGGCATGCGTCGCTAGTCTCGCCAGCGAGCAAGGAATATCGCCCGATGTTGCTACGCAAATTGAGCGTGGATTGATCGACGTAAGATTTCGGCATTGCGTCGATTACCTGTGCCGCAATGCGGACCAGACCAATACACCGCTTGATTCGGCGATTGACTGGCTTACTACGTGACCGAAATCGTCGGGCTCTCTGGCGGCGATAGGATTAGATGTCGACGATCTCCAAAGGCAGGTTTTATCGGAAAGACGTTGACTGACCTTGCAGTTCGATTGACCGGACGCCGCGCTGAATTCACGAACGGACGCTATGTTTTGAAAGCCGCCTCAGACGCCGCGGTGAGTCGGCCGTCCGCTTCGGGTCGGTAACGGTCGAAACACGATTCACTACTCTTGAAGTGACGCTGACCGCAGCGGCCTCCTGCGCAACACTGGCACTGAAACGTCGCATCGGCGGCCCACCGAAAGCGCGTTTCACGCGGATTCCGCTATACCGCTTATCAGCCCTGTCTCTTCAAAATATGCCGTAAGCCGCCCCACCGCTAGCGCCTCCACTTCTCGCAAGCGCTGCTCAATCTTTTGATATGCGCGCTTGTACGTCATATGGCTCGCGCCGAAGCTGCGTTCGAGGTCGCGGAAGCTGATCGTCGCCCGCGCGTGATTCGCATACAGCCGAGCGAGCAGGCAGTCGAGCGCGAGATTCGATATGCCGGGGAACGACGGCTGCAGCCAACGCGAAAGGCTCTGGATCGCTTCCGCACGCTCGGCGAGGAAGTAGTAGCGCTTCACGCCATCGCCGTCCCGCGTGTCCCCCATTTGCCCAAAACGCGCGATCACCGCCCATCGCTCGACGTACATCAGCTTCGTGCGGACCGCGCTCACCACGGCGGCACATTGCGCCCGCACTTCCGCCATGTCCAGCCCGCTGAAATTCACGGTCGATTCGGCGGCCGAGCCGGTCAATTGCCCGAGCCACTTGCGCTGATCTTCCGACAGTTCGGGCTCGAGCTCCATCGCCCGAATGAGCGCCGTTCGGAGCACGTTCTTCGCGCGTGGCTCGCTCGCCAGAATCAGAAACGACACGTGCAGCGCTTGGCGAGTGCTGTCGAAAATGAAATCCATCTGTTGTCTCATGGAAGAACGCGGAAAGGAATGCCCCAGTACACCAGCCAGTTGATCAGGACGGTGCGTATCTCCTCGCTGCGCGGAAACCGCATTTCGATTTGTCCGTCTTCGAGCTCGGCGCCTTCGAGCGGGCAGCCGGGAAAGGCAATGAAGCGAGCGCCGGACGCCGCTTCATTGCGACGCACCGCCATCTTTGCCACGGGCTCCGCAATCTCACCCAAGTCGAAGTAGAGATAGGCGCTCAAGACATCCCCCGCACGTCCCATGCGCTATCTCCGCTCTTGATGAATGCGCCGAGCACGCGCGAGTGCCGATTGCGATGCACGTATGCCTTCGTCCGGAAGACGCCCGGCTCCACCCACCGACCGTCGCACTGCGGGATGCGCGATCGGTACATCTCGGGAATAAACGCATCCACCTCGACGGCCGCGACCAACTGGCGCTTAACGGTTGCGATTCGAGCGATTCGAAATACTGTCGCGTCGATCTCACGCTTCCGCTCACAGACGATAATTCCGCCACGTCCGCGATGTCTCGGCACGCTATACGAGCCGTCGGGAATCTCAACCCACATCCTTACTGTCAATCTGCATCTCCCATCTTTCGAGCCCGTACCGGCTCCCATTCCATATATGCCCGGTCCCATGTTGCGACCTTCGTCACACGTGCCGCCGGGCCAAAGTCAAGCCAGTAATGGCAAGGCCCACATCCGGGCACGGTGTACTCGTGCTTTGCCTTGATACCGGCGCCCTTCCCATGCTTCGACTGGTTCGAGTGACAATCAACGACCGATTCATGCGACCACCCGACCGAGCAGCAGACGCCCGGCACGCGCAGATAGCATTCCTCGCCACGGCAGGCCGCCAAATACTCTGAGCCCTTGGCGACCGTCGGCCGCTTGATCCGCGCCACGATCGCCTTCTGCCTCTTCAGCGTCACCGTTCGCGTCAGGCTGCTGAACGGCGAATGCGGCTTCCGCTTGAATCCCGTTCGCTTCATTGGCGCCGATCGCGTTGCGCAACGACCACGCAGGAACGAATCATCTTGTCCATGGCGAATGCCGCGTGCGCGATCGCCGCGTTGCGCTCTCGATGCTGTTCGGCTGCTCGCTTCAAAAAGCGCTCTTGCGGAGACTCGGTCGGCGGCGGAAGTTCCTTGAGCGCGCAGCGGTACGTAACGGGCCGCGAACCTTCGATCCGTTCAACGTACGTCTTGCCGAGGAGGTTTCGTATGCGTCCCTTCACCGTATCGGTGGTCATCGATGCTTCGTATCCGATCTGCTCGATCGTCAGCCCGCGGCGGCCTGCCTTCCGCTTCAAGCAATCACAGATCAGCCAGTTACCCGTGCTCAAGCTCACCGTCTTCTTCACTCGACCTCCTGAATCGTGATGCCGTGCTCTCGGAGCATCAGCTTTCGTTTAATGACGTAGTCTTTGTTCTTCCGTGTCACCGCTGACTTCACGTCTTCAACCACAAACTCCCCCTCCGAATTGCGATAGGTAAAGTCGGCGACGTACTCGACCGCTCGCTCGATCGAACCGTCGGAGCGCTGCTGACGCGCGATCAGTTCAAACGCCACCTGACGCCGAAGACCGCTGATCAGCCCGACGTCTTGTTGCTTGATCAGCTCGAACCATCGCGAGCGCTCGCGCTTGCTGTCGAACTTGATGCCGTCGTACTCGCACTTTGCGTTGCGGTACTTCGAGCGCTTCGTCGTCATCGCCGGCGGAAACAGCGGTCTGTCGAGGTCGCCTGAAGCGATCTCGTCGAATTCCGAATTCGGTTGATTGCCCGTGCGACGCATGACCTCGCGCTCGGCGAAGCTGCGGCCGACCGCCCTGTCCTCGCGGACACGAGCGGTTCCGAAGCGGCCGCCCTCGATCGCGCTCTCGAGATAGCGGAGTGCGTTCTTGCTCATGCGCCCTCCCGCTGTGTGATCTGATCGCGCGGAATGTCGTTGAGGTATGCAAACAGAGCCTCGCCGCGCTCTTCGCTCTCCCTGCTGACGATAGCGAGCAGATGCTCCATCCACGGGCCGGGACCGAGCGTCTTGCAAACCTTCGCCTTGAACTGTTCGAAGTACTGGAATCGCGCCGGATCGATATCGAGACGCTTGCCCTGCTCGCGCCATCCAGCCTCGTCCGTCCACCACCCGTCAGCCGCGCCACCAGCCGCGCTCGCTTCGCCGTCTGATGCTTTCGCCTCCCATATCCCCGTCCAACCACGCAGCACCGATTCGTCGATTGCGTCGATGACGCTCATGCCGCGACCGTGGATCTGTTCGAGCTTCTTCAACGACACGCGGGCCGCAGGGCGCGTCCACGGGATGGCGTTCTTGCCGGTAGCTTTTGCCTCGCGGTGCTCGCACCAGTCGAGCCATGCGTCGAGGGGCAACCAGCCGGGCAGTTCGATCGATCGCAGTTCGCCATGCAACGCAACTCGCGGCGCTCGCCGCGCGGGTTGATGGTTCTCTGATGGTTCTATGACGGTTCCTGATGATTCGGGTGCAAAAGCTTTGCACCCTTTAGTGCTGTGATTTGCACCCTTTACGTCGCCAGTTGCACCCTTTACGTCGTCGTTTGCACCCTTTCCATTGGGTGCATTTTTTGCACCCTTTGAGCCCGACGAAATGGGCGCAAGTTCTGCACCGTTTATCCAGTCCGAATTGATTCGGTATTCGCGCGTGTTCCCACGCCCTCCCTTCGATTCGCTCACGAGAATCAGCCAGCCGGACTGCTGCATCCGACGGAGCTGGTACTGCACCGCACGCGGTGATTGGCGAGTCTTCGCAGCCAGCTTGTCGACGCTCGGATAGATGTGCGTGCCGTCGTCGTGCGAGTGGTCCGCGAGTGCCAGCGCGAGAATCATCTCGCCGCCGCCCTCGGGATAGCGCTCGAACACCGCGTTCATAACCTTGACGCTCATAGGCTCCTCAGTGCCCGCACGGCAGCTCGCCGCGAGCGTCAGTCTTTGCGCCACACGACAAACACATGCGCTCGGTAGCCACGCGAGCTGTTGCCGCGTCGGGAGTCGCTTCGCCGGCGCGCGCCGGGCCCGCTTCTTGGACGTCGGTCGGATTCAAGACACCCTCCCGAGATTCAAGCGATAGGTGCTTGAGGAGCCCGGCCACCGACGCACGTGCAACACCCCCGCTTCTTCGAGAGCACGTAGCGTCGACGAAACAGTGACGCGTGTCACGCCTGCAAATTCGGCAATGGTGTCCACCGTCGGGTGGCAATATCCCTTGTCGTCGGCAAGGTTAGCCAGACAGATCAGGATCACTTTCGGCGTCGGCGGCAGCTTCTCGTGCATGGCGCGGTTGAGGTACTCGAAGCTCATTCGGCAACCTCCTGTGCGCTTCCCGCGTCATCGATGCCGAGCACCCACCGCAGCGCCGCCAAGCGCTCGCCACTCGCCTCCGCGAGCGCCGCCTCGATCTGCTTACGCGGGCGCACGCGTGCCGCCGTACCGCCGAGCACAGCTTTTTGCGCGCGCGAACGTGCGTGGCCTTCCTTGCCGTCCGCCGCGTCGATCAGCGCCTGAACCTTCGCGCGTTGCTCGTCCGGCGGCAGCTTCGCGAGCTTCAGCGCGTGCGACACCGTGATCTGTTCCGCTTCGACGGCGTCGCGCACCGCCATGCAGCAGTCGAGCAGCTTCAACGCAGAGCGCACAGTCGGCACCTCGACGCCGAACGCGACGGCGATAGCGTCCTCGGTATGGCCGACATCGAGCATGCGGGCCATCTTCTCGGCCCGGTTGATCGGCGAGTCCTCTTCGCGGATCTCGTTCGTGCTGACCATCATTCCGACGAACGACTTGTCGCTGTCGCGCATGACGCGCTTCGGGATCGCCGGAATCGTGATCGGCTCTTCGCCTGCCTCGATCAGCAGGCGGTTCAGTTCGCGCGCGTTGATCACGCGGCGGCGGCCGTCGATCACGAGGTTCTCGCCCGTCTCCGGGTCTTTGTAGAAGAGCACCGGCTCAAGCACGCCCTGCGCGCGGTAGTTCCGAACCGTCTTCGGGTTCGGCGCCTGATGTACGCGGCGGTCGTACAGCGGATGCTTCGGGTCCGTGACGAGCGTCAGCTTGTCGGGGTCCATCGAAAGGACGTTGCCTTTGCCCGATGCTCCGTAGACGTCGATCGAGTTCTTCGCCATGTTGTTTTCCCTATTCGAAAAGCCCGGCTCGCCGAGCAAGAGTGACAATTGCGACCGCAGCTTGGAGCGGTACGACGCCATTTCCGACTTGACGGAGTTGGTGATTCCGGGATTCGTCCACCACGTAGGCCACCCCATCAACCAACATGCGAACGCCGGGTTCAATCGCCGGCGCAAGGTCCGGTCGGTTGGCGATAATTCGCGGCCATCGATCATCGATCGGACCGGGCGCAAAGAGGTCGAGAAATCCGCCGCCTGCCCGGCAAGCACCATCCCGTGACCGTTCCCGTGACTCGGTGCCGACTTCGTAGTCCGATTGCTGTTTTCGCTGCTCGTTGGCGTCGCCCATTGCGACACCTGATCTTTCAGGCCGGGATTTGCGCCTTGCGCCTGCCGACATGCGCTGCCCGAATCGCAGCCGTTCGTCGCCATCGATGCACGAGGCGTTGCCCAATGACGCACCTCCGACTCGAGCCCGACCTGTCGCTTGCCGTTCGCTGTATTGCCGCGCGTCGACACTACGTCCGCAGACACTGAACGTCCGCCGCTCGGAACATTTGGTGTTGACCACTGCGCCGCCATGCTCAGCAGCATCGGATCGCCCGAACTGCCGCGCTGATTCGGACCGCCCTTCGTGCCGTCCGTCCCACGCGGCATCGGCCATGCTCGAGCAGCTAACGCCAGCGTCGGCCGCTCGGCGGCGTTCTGCGATGGCGATCGGTTCGTTCGCTCCATCGCATTTGCATCCGGCGTCGCCCATGTCATCGCCTGCTGACGGATGTTTGGGCCAAATTCGCCGTTGCTGTAGCTGGACGTGTTGCAGTCGGGCGTCGCCCATCCGCCATGCGATACAGAACCAACGCTCGCGCTGATGGCTTCCACCGACATCGGACGCTCGTAGATGCGTCCATTCCGCATCCCACCCGCGGTCGGCCAGTTCTCCCACGACTCGGGAAGCTGCGCGTTCGGCGAGTTCGCCTTCCTCTTCGTCCATAACGGAGGCGGTGGCAGAAGTGATTCCCGAGACGTTCTCCAAAACGAGGAGCCACGCACCGCAAGCGTCGGCAATATCGGCGACACTGAAGAAGAGACCGGAGCGCTTGCCGTCGAGGCCTGCCCGACGCCCGGCGACAGATAAGTCTTGGCACGGAAATCCGGCAATGACGCAATCCACTCGTCCACGCCACGCTGCGCCATCGAACGTGAGAAGGTCAGACCAGATAGGCGCCTGATCAATGGCTCCCGCCTCCATAAGCGTGACAAGTTGCGCGGCAGCAGTGGCTTCGCGCTCCACGTAGCAAACGGTTCGATGTCCGATTCCAAAATGCTCAAATGCTGTGCGGACACCTTCGCCGAGCATGCCGACGCCTGCGCAAAGTTCGATGGAATGTAAAGCCACACCATTCATGCCACCGTCCGAAACAGATCGGTACGGGATGCGCGCGGCGAAATCCAAAGCACTTCCGTTCGAATTCCAGCACCACGCCCGGCCGCCATCGTGGCCGAAGTCTCGACGCGCTCCCATCGAGCAAGCATCGCGTCGTACAGCGGATGCGGATATCCACTCAGAACGACCATGCCTTCAACTGCGAGCAAGACCTCTAGCAACTCACGGTGATCGTCGTCGCTCATCTCGTGTCGATAGCATGCTGAGCCCATCTTCCGCGTGTCGTGAACATACGGAGGGTCGACATAGAACAGCGTCGACGGCGTATCGTGATCACAAATGACGCGCAACGCCGGCCGGTTCTCGATCAGTACCCCTCGCAGTCGATGCCCAAACTGCGCAAGCTTTTCGGGAACGCTCGCCCAGACGTGCATAGCGGTACCGTAGTTGCGTTTAGTGTCGATGCGAAATCCAGTCGCCCCCTTGGTCGCCCCAGCAGAGCCAAAACCCATCTCGGCACGTATCAACGTCCTGCGCGCCCGCTCAACCGGTTCGTCGCATTGCTCCCAAGCAAGCTCGAATTCTTCTCGCGCGTATGGCGTGAGAGCGACGAGTTCTGCCAGACGTTGTCGAGCTTCTTCGTCGCGAAGCACGCGCATCACATTCACTATCTCGCCGTCGAGATCGTTGTAGACCTCGCCATGCGAACGCGGCTTTCGCATGAGTACCGATGCGGCGCCACCATACGGCTCCACGTAAGCCTTATGCGTAGGAAAATGCCGAATGATCCACGGCGCCAGACGAAACTTGCCGCCGTGGTACCGAAGGATGGGACGGGAAACGTCGGCCATACACGTCACTCGGCCATGCCGCGCAGCCGCGCAGAGATATCGAGAAGCACCTGCGCGTGCTTGAAAATTCGGTGATCCACGCGCTCGATCTCGTGCCGCTCGACGCGCCCGTCTTCGAGCGTCTTCACGATCTCCTGCCCGACGTCGCCATGCGTCGACCACGCCTTGCCCATCAGCTCGACGATGGCCGCGTCACAGCAATCGACGGCGCTCGGCAACTTCACGATTGCATAGCCGCGCTCACTCGCCCACGCTTCGAGAATCGCGTCGTTGTCCGTCACCTCGCCAATGCGCACCGCTTCCTGAAGCGTGAGCTTGTGCGTACCCGTGTTCGGATTCACCTTGCTCCGAAGCACGGCGGGCGATACGCCGAGACGCGGCGCGAGCGATTCGCATCCGCCCGGATAGTTGTGAGCGACGGCGTGCGCCGTATCGAGAATGTTCAATCGATCCTCCAAACAAACGTGTTTTCTCACCATTCGCACTACTAAACTCCTCTTCATGACGTTGAACGAGGATTCGTGAGCAGCTTGGGTGTTGCTATAGAGCGTCTACGCCGCTTTCCACTGGCGACACACGCTTTGGTTCAAATGGGTGGGTCTCACGTCCATGGCAGAATTCGGATTTCCACACCACGAAGTAGCTACAAACGGAGACCCAATGAGCGCAATTACTGACCGTTTCGAAGCAGTCGACAAAAGCGGCAACAAGTACAACGTCGTTGTCCGCCAGGACGTGATCGACACGAGCACGTTTGCTGAACAGAGCAGCGAGTTGGGCCTGAAGGAATTTCGACTTTCGAACGGTGAGCCACTGAATCGCGTCTCGGAAAATGTCTTTCGACTCGTGAGAAGCGGCATCGAGATCACGAAGGTCTAGTCGTCCACGATGCTGTACTCGCGCGCCGACGAACTCATCGTCGTCACGTCAATATCGCGGCCGTACTTCTTCGCGAGGTGCCTCCACAACGCGAGTTCGAGTGCAGCCGGCATCGCAGTTTCTTCGACGTAGAGGCTCGCCCCTTCGTAGTGGATCTGGGTGCCGCCATGTGCGACTAAACCCAGCTCCACCACGGCGCCCTGTCCAGCGCGAATACGCGCGTTGACACTCTGGACACACCGGACCTCGACGCCATCGATCAAGACGCGCCCCGTTCCAATGGGACTTGCCTCGATCGTCACGGCGCACTTGTCGTTTGCATTTGTCACGTTGACTCCTTCGATTGGCCCGCAAGGGCATGCACGCCCAACAGGATATCGTTAACTTGAACAAGATAAAACATCCAATAGCGCTCCCAGCCACCTTCATCAAACGAATGCAGACGAGGCTGCGTTAGAGAGTCAGTTCTGTCTCTCCGACGATATCGGGCCAGACGTCTCGAACTACGTTGAGAGGAAACAGATCGCGCCGACAAACGGCGCCCATCGTCGCCTGCTCGATCGGCCAGCCGAACGGTATTGGTACAGGCCTACGCCTATTGGCCCATGCGCTGATATCAGAGGCGTGAGCGCCGATGGCTTCAGCCAACTTGACAAGCCGGCCGCGCTCCGCGTCGAGGTAGGTTCTCAGATCCATACCGAGACTTTAGCGAAACGCAAAACCTTTGTCTATAGCGTTTCGCGCATGTACGGCTTTAGCGTTTTGCTATTGAATTTGATACATGAAGGACATCGACGAAATCAGGCGAGACAATCTGCGGCTCCTCGAGACGGAATGCGGCAGCCCCACGGCCGCGGCGAAAATGCTCGATATGAGTCTCGCCCAATACGCTAACCTGCGCGATGGCGCGAGGGACTCCCAGACCGGCAAGAAGCGCGGCATGCGCAAGGACACCGCCCGGCGAATCGAAGAAGCTGCGGGTAAGCCGCGTGGCTGGCTCGACATCGACCACGAGCAGAACTCTGCCTCCCCAAAGGCGGGAAGCCGCACGCCCGCGGGATGGGAGCGGCTTGACGCAGGCGGTCGGGCTCAGGTCGAGGCGTTTATTAAGGGCCTTCTGGCCCGCCCCCACCAATCCGACCCAAAAGATGACGATCGCCCATCAGGTGACTGAATCGCGAACGTAGTAACTCGTAGAGACCCGCGATAGGTTCCAGAGACCCATCCCTGAAACAGAATTCTCTCGTTTCAACGACGCGCCCGCCCTGCAGGGTGACGCCCCGTGCGCTCCTATCAAGGAGAACGTTCCAGCGTCCGTCAGGACGCCGCCGCTGAACAAGTGCGACAGCGCCCAACAAATCGGGATTGACTGTTGCAACGACTCTAACTAAATCCCCCGGCTTACATCGCAGGCGCGCTGTCGCTTCTTCCTTCAAGGTGGCCCTCTTTCATCTTATTAAATACTGTGCATATATACAGTATTCTGCCAAGGACAATCCGGCCTAACAACGTCAATTCTGTCAGGGTGTAAGGAAACAGCGCCCCCCCTCACTTCATCAATCGTTCAACGGATCACGTAGCCGCGCCCGACCATACGCACACGAAGTCGATGTAGGAAGAAACAAAATTTCTTCGGAGATTTCGCGTTTCGCTATAGACAAAGATTTCGCGTTTCGCTAAAGTTCGACCCATGGCAGCACCGAACGCTGCGCCACCGCTCCGGCGGATCGATCTTTAAGAGTGCCAGCGCACCGGGACCCGCCCCGCGGGAGCAACCGGTCGGCTCAACGGTGTAGCCGAGAAACGGGGTAGCGCCCGACACCACTCAGCTTTCATGAGATGGGGTCCTGCCGATGCGGACGTGGTCTGGCCACGGCGAGGGAGCCAGAGGACGCCGGAGTTGGTCGCGACGCACGTGGCGGTTCGCGAGATAGCCGGATTGACGTTCGGAGGGGAAAGCGAAGCCGGGAGTCGCGGCAGTGGCCCCATCCCATGAAGACTGACAAGGAAGCAGAGGCGATTAGTGTTACGCCCCGATCGTTGTATTGAATTCGGAGTGCTAAATCATGAGGGGAAATGAGGATCGCGATCGTGACTCTTCGAAAGGAGATCCAGTGGAAACGAAACGGAAGATCCCGACCGTCTCGGTCGAGTGGTTGGAGAACGCGGCAGCTGACCTTGAGGTGAGCGCAAACGCGAGCCGCGAGACGTGGGCCTTGCTCGGCCTATCCCATCGATACAGCGAGAACATCGGCCGCGCTCACGCTATGCGACATGCGGCGCGCATGAAGCTCGACTACGACCGACGCATGTTCCTGCGTACGGTCGGGCTCAAGGTCTAGGAATTCGATCATGAGCCAACCCGCAAAGAACCTGCTCGAGCTGCGCCGCATGCCTCGCGGTGCGCTCGTCGAACACCTGCTGCGCGAAGTTGCGCGAGACCTGATTGCAACCGGCGTCACCACAGTTCGAAACGACGCCCGAATCACCGCACGACCGGAGACACGATGGAACGACAAATGATCAGCGAGTACATCCGCGGCTGGAACGATCGAGCACTCGGCCGCGCCCCCCGCGCCAGCACGATCGGATATCGGCTCGGCTACAAAGACGCGCGCAAGAACTGACATGAACATGCTCAAGGTTTGGGTAGGGGCCGCGGTAGCAGTCGCCCTATTCCTCTGGCTGTGCGCACAAGCAGATGAGCACGAAGACGTGTTCGAACAAACGGTGCCGCATCTTTCAACCTGATAGCAGACAAATTTCGGCACAAGATTTCATGCAATTAATTTCGCATTCCTAATCCCCGCTCGCCGCGCGCGGGATTTCCTCTCGGATAAGCGCGGCCTTTCGGCGGGGCGGCCCGTATGTGCGCCCCGCCCTTTTTTACCGGAGATACCCATCAAAACCGCTTCGAAGTTCATCGTCGCGGCCGTGCTGTTTCTGGTGCTGCTGTCGATCGTAACCCCATGGCTGGTGAATCAGGACAGCAGCATCACCCTGCTCGCCGTGCCGTTCGTATGGCTGGCGTATGCCGCCGCTTTCGTGAAATTTCTTCCCCCTCAACCCAAGGAGAACAAGTGAAACGCCTGTTTCTGATTTCGATCGTCGCACCCTTGATGTTCCTCGTGACCGGTTGCGACAACGTCCCGGCCGGCTATGTCGGCGTGAAGGTGCAACGCTACGGCGACGACCGCGGCGTCAACGTCGAGGTGAAAGGCCCCGGCCGCTACTTCAACGGGCCGAACGTCGACATGTTCATCTTCCCGACGTTCACACAGTCCTACGTGTGGGACAAGGCGGGCAAGTCCGACGAGTCGTTCACCTTCCAGACGATTGAAGGTCTGTCGGTCAACACCGATATCGGCGTCAGCTACGCGATCCCCCGAGAGAACGCGCCGAAGGTGTTCCAGAAGTACCGGCGCGGCGTTGACGAAATCACGGGCGTCTATCTGCGCGCGATCGTGCGCGACGCACTGAATCTCGCCGGCGCATCGATGGCTGTCGAGGACGTCTACGGCAAGGGCAAGGCGGCACTGCAGCAGCGCGTCGAGGACGAGGTCAAGGCAAACGCCGCGCAGGTCGGGATCAGCGTCGAGAAAGTCTACTTCGTGAACCAGATGCGCCTCCCCGAACAAGTCATGAACTCGATCAACGGGAAGATCGCCGCGACGCAGATCGCGCAGCAGAAAGAGAACGAACTGCGCGCTGCCGAGGCGGACGCAGCGAAGCAAGTCGCGATCGCCAAGGGCGAGGCCGAAGCGCTCGAAGTGAAAGCGAAAGCACTGCGCGAGAACAGCCAGATTCTGCAACAGATGGCGATCGAGAAATGGGACGGCAAGCTTCCCCAGTACATGGGCTCGAACAGCGTCCCGTTCGTCCAGATCAAGTAACGAAATTCTGAGCCCACGCCCGGCTCTCCCCTCGGATATGGGCGGCCTTTAAGGGTGGCCAGTTCGGCACCCTCTTTTTCTTCCGCGGAGATTCAAGAGCGGACGCTCGGCGGTGGCGGTTGGGTCCCGCCACTCCCTCAAATTGATGCCAAGCACTCATGCAACGCTGCCTTATGCGAGCGCTGAGTGTCCGCCCTTGAACCCCCGCTTTGCTGGCACCTGTACGGGCCAGCATTTTTCCGAATTCCAATGATGCGCATGAGGGCCAAGCCATGAAAGAACTGCAACAAGCCGTCTCCGCTGCCTTCTCGAACATCGTCGCGGCCGGCGCGATCGAGAAGGCGATCGAAGAAAAGTTGACGAAGACGATCACGTCGATCATCGACGAGGAACTTCGCTCGTACTCGACCTTCGGCGAGCAATTGAAAGAGCACGTCAAAGCCGCGCTGCAAGTCGATTTTCATAACCTTGGTCTGCCCGGATACAACGACCTCATTCTCAAGATCATCCGACAGCAGGTCGACGCGCAGTTGAATGCAACGATCGAAACGCAGATCGAGCAGCAGATGAAGGAGCTGCTCGCACCCGCACCGGCAGAGATCAAGCTTTCGCAACTCGTCGAGGAATTCATCAAGGACGAGCACACCAATCGCCAATACCGCTCGTGTTCGTGCGACGAGTCGGATCAGATCACGCTGATTGTTCGCGAAGCGAGCGGCGGCAGCTTGAAGTTTCATCACATCCACTTGGACACGGAGCGCGGTACCGACTACTACAGTTGCCCATACCAGATCGATGTCCACGACGGCCGCGTGTACAGCGTCCAACTCGACCGAAAGGACCCGAGCAAGACGCTGTTCGTCGGCCCCATGAATGGCTTCAAGCGCCGGCTGTTCCAGCTCTACGCCGCCGGCACAAAGCTGATCATCGACGGCGACGAGAACACCATCAACACGTACTACCCGGGGCGCGACTACTGAACCGCGAGGCGAAAATGACGAACAGAACAAATATTGTGAGTGTCGAATCGCTCGACACATGCCCGCACGACTACGTGCGGACAGACTGCGTTTGCACCGAATGCGGAGGGCGAGCGCCCGCGAGAGTGCATCCGATAGACGCGGAACCGCGCGCAAACGGCATCGTGAACCTGACTCAGTACGCATTCGAGCTTGTCGGCGCCGTCGACAGGCTACCTGAATCGCCGCAGCGCGACGAGGTGTTGAAGCAGGCAAAGGCTCTTCGGCTCGATCTCGCAACCGCGACACCCGACTCGCTCTTCGACGGCTTCGTTTCGCTCGAAGGTCTGCGCGCCAAGCTGCTCGCACCGCGCGAGATCAAACGCGACGATCAGGGCTGGTTGACACATCCCGCACTTCCCCTCTGCGACGAGGATGTGCGCGTCGACAGGTTCTTCAAGGCGTTCGGCATCGAATCAGCATTCGTCAGCATGGAATCCGACGTCGACGCCGAGAGTTACGAGCAGTACCACGAACGCGCCGACGCCGATTGCAGCGCATGGACGCCGACGCCACCTGATGGCGAAGGTTGGGCGTTGCTCGAGATCTATGACACCGAAGACGGCCCGCACGCGCTGTTTGCACGTGCAATTCCCCCCAAGGTGCGCCGCGATCGCACACGGCATACAACGGAGCCGACCGGGCGCACACCCGCAGAACAAGCCGCCTATCGGGCGGGGGTCGACGAAGGTAAGAGACAAATGGCTCTCGTCGTCCTGCAATCGCGCAAGCCGATCGACAGGCTAATGGAGGATCTTTGAACGTGACGAAGAAATCGACGGACGCAAGCACCGAGGTCCAGCGCGTTACTACAGCGACGCTGACGGATGAACAGCGAAGGTTGATCGAACGCGCAGAAGAACGCCTTCGCGGCCGCGGCTCTGAAGATGCAGTCGCGGCGAATGGGCTACTCGAAGTGCTGATTGCCCACCCTGCCCGCGCCGCCGCTGACGGAGCGTCGGCCGTTATTGCCGAACTCGCGAGCATGACGCGCATGTTTCATGCCGCCTGCCACGATCTTGGCCTCATCAATGAGGCACTCGGACTCGATCCGGACGACGGCGGAGCTGCGCCGATCCTCGCGGCGATCGGGGAACTGAAGACCCGCACCGTATCCCCTGTCGAGCAGCACGAAGCAGCGCCGGCCGACGTAACGTTGCCTTACGAAAATGCGCTGCATGAGCTGATTCGAAAGATCATGCCCGATCTGGATAGCGGCGACATCCTAGCTGACGCGCAAACGGCCATCAGTGCAGTCGCTTGTCGCACGATGACCGATGCGCAGATTGACGCGACATGGGCAAATCTCGACGCGCGAGGCTCATCGCTCTATGAGCCGCATCAATGGGAAGTCGAGATGCGGCGGCGGTTCGCCCGCGCCATCATCGCTGCGACACCAGCACCCGCGCAGACCGAACCGCCAGCGGCGGACGAGCGGGCGACGCTCTCGCTCAATCCGCTGCAACTGCGCTGGATCAAGGATAACGTCCGCGATGCCTACGACACGGGCTATAACGATGCGCGTCGCAACAGCGCAGTAAGCGGGGATAGCGCGCCCGGTTATCGCGGCCGCGAGATTGAGAAAGCTAAGGGAGACGAACTGGCGGCGGCTCTTGAACGTGCAGCCCGCGCCTCGTCGCCCAATGCGGCAGACGAGCGGGCGGCGGAAGCGCGCGAGGACCACGAGTGCGTCTACGAGAACGGTGACGGTATCTGCCGCGAGTGCGCCGAGCTTGCGAAGCGCCCGAAGCCTTTCGGGTATGCGCGCGCGATCGACTATCGGATCACTGGACAGGAACCGGAGGATCACGAACTGTGCAGCGCGGATGCTCCCGGCGCGTTTGCCATCTACCGCGCCTCGTCGCCCAATGCGGCGGGGGCGCCATCAGGGGCGACCCCGGCCGGCTATGTGCTCGTGCCGATCGAGCCCACACCGGAAATGTGTTTGGCGATGCGAGAAGCGGTCGGCGCAGGCTGGGAGGATTCCCTTGTTTGGGCGGGCGGTGTAGCAGCTGCCCCGCAACCTCCCGCCCCGGCATCCGCCCCTGACGAAGAAGCCTTTGTGGTGAAGCGCCTTTCGGAATCGCTGGCTGACGTCTACACGACTCTCATTGGCGATGACAAGGTGGACGTCGACGACAACCTTAACGCGATCCAGCGCGTCGAGAGGGCCGCTCAGGTGTTGCGCCTTGAACTCGAACTCTACCGTGCGCAGGCATCCGCTCCTGTCGTGCTAACGGACTCAGCGCGCGACGTTCTCGCCGAGCGCCGCCGACAGATCGAGCGGGAAGGCTGGACGCCTGCACGTGACGACCAATACCGCGATCACGAATTGTCCTGCGCCGCAGGCTGCTATGCGATGTACACGCTCGCGTATCCGGCAGGCGATCCGCCGCCGGCGTGGCCGTGGGCCGCCGATTGGTGGAAGCCGACGACGCATCGTCGAAATCTCGTGAAGGCCGGCGCGCTGATCCTCGCCGAAATCGAGCGGCTCGACCGATCCGCCGCCCGCCCCCAAGGAAGCCAATCATGAGTGAGAACAGCAAAATCGAATGGTGCGACCACACGTTCAACCCGTGGGAAGGCTGCCAGAAGGTCGGCCCGGGATGCGACCACTGCTACGCGGAAGCGCGCAACACGCGTTTCGGTGGCGGCAAGCCCGTCAACTGGGGACCGGGCGCGCCGCGTCGCCGCACGTCGCCGGCGAACTGGCGCAAGCCGCTCGCATGGAATGCGGCGCACGACGAGTTCTTCTCCGCTCACGGGCGGCGCCAGCGTGTGTTCTGCGCGTCGCTCGCCGACGTGTTCGACAACGCCATCGATCCGGAGTGGCGCGTCGACCTGTTCAGGTTGATTGCCAAGACACCGAACCTCGATTGGCTGCTGCTGACGAAGCGCATCGGCAACGTCCCGGCGATGCTGCGCGAAACCGGAATCGACCGACTGCCGGACAACGTCTGGCTCGGCGCGACGATCGTCAATCAGGCTGACGCCGATCGCGATATTCCGAAGCTGCTCGCGATGCCCGCGCGAGTGCGTTTCTTGTCGATGGAGCCGCTGCTCGGGTCCGTGGAGTTGGCGTCGAGCGGGGCCCTCTGGTCGGACATGAACGGGAATATCGTCAACGCACCTTCGCGCGGGCTGCGGGGTGTCGACTGGGTCATCGTCGGCGGCGAAAGCGGCCCCGGCGCGCGGCCGATGCATCCAAATTGGGCGCGTGATCTGCGCGGCCAGTGTGCGGACGCAGGCGTGCCATTCCTGTTCAAGCAATGGGGCGAATGGTGCCCGCGCGGTCCCGAAAGTATGGGCTACCCACTTTTCGACAACGTGCCGCGTCTGCGGATCACCGATGTCGGAGAAATCGGTCAGCAGCTCGGCGCGCGCGGCAGTAACGATTGCTGGATGCAACGCGCAGGCAAGCGCGCCGCCGGCCGCCTGCTCGACGGCCGCACACACGACGAATTCCCGGAGGCGCGATGAAAGAACGTCCGATCCTTTTCAGCGGCCCGATGGTGCGCGCCATCCTCGACGGCCGAAAGACCCAAACGCGGCGCATCGTGAAGTGCCAACCACCTGATGACGTCGCACCAATCACCGTCGCGCGTTACAACCCGACGATCATCGATCGGCACGGCGAGCAAGCGCCCGGCCTCGAGATCTTCGGCGCGTTCAGCGACGACGGTGAATGGGGATGCAAGTCGCCGTTCGGAGAGCCCGGCGACCGGCTATGGGTGCGCGAAACGCACCTGAACTGGTGGAAACTCAATGAGGCGAATCCCGACGGCCCGCGCGAGTTTTCTCACGTCGCAGCATACGCGGCCGATGGATATGAGCTGCAGCCCGGCGAGACGTGGATTCCGTCGATCCACATGCTGCGCGCTGCCTCGCGCATCACGCTCGAGATTACCGGCGTGCGCGTCGAGCGGTTGCAGGACATCAGCGAGGTCGACGCAATTTCAGAGGGCATCGATAAGACTGCTGCGGGCTTCTGGAGCACGTACGGTCAGTGCGACGTCGATGGCACATACTCGCCCCGACTTTCTTACCAGTGCCTATGGAACAGCCTCAACGCCGCTCGCGGCTTCGGATGGGATGCCAATCCGTGGGTGTGGGTCGTCGAGTTCGCTAAGTCGGTCTAACGCTAGAGATCGCCTTCGTCGATCTGAATCACGAAGGGGTCAGGCACATCAACAGGGCCCAGCGGGTCGTACCGAACAATACGCAATGCGACGATCTCACGTATACGCCTTTCGATTCTCGCCTGTTCCGTCGCATTGCCAGTTTCATGACGGTTGATCGCGTCAACATCGATCACGATTACCATCGGCGCATTGCGCCGCAGCGCATCGTCTCGACCTGCAACCTGCCACCTAACGATAACGTGATTGCTTCGACTCCCTTCCAGAAACTCCACGTCCGATGGAAAGTCGTCATGCAGTATGAAATCCAACCACTCCGACTCGCGAGACATGTCGACCTCCTCGAAGAGGGATGGCTCAATCGTAGCAAAATGTTTAAATCATGAAAGTGAATTATCGATGCGTCTCCGCGCCTCGTCCCGTCGGTATTCGATCGCCAGCTCACGCGTAATCGTTTTGCCGGCCGGTAGCATGCGAATCGGCGCCTCGAGAAACAGCACCTCGCCATCGCGTGTGCGAACAATCGACATGCCGACCAGCACGCGCGGGCCAAGAGTATCGCCCTCCCGCTCGGTTGCCTCGATTTCGACGTCGTAGCCACGGTATGTAAATCGCTTGAGCATGGCCTGCCTCAACCGTATCGCGCGAGCCATTCAACAGCGAACGATCGCGCCCGCTCGACGGCCGCCTCTTCGGTTTCGTGCTCCCCGAGATTCTTGAACGACGCTTCCGGGTTGTAGCCGATGTAGGTGAACGTCACCTGTGCGGCGAACTGACCGTCCTCGGTCACGCGCGGCGTGCAGTCGACGTGATAGCCGCGCATCGTGAATAAATGCTTCATTTGAATCAGATCATAAAACGAACCGGGGCAATCGTAGCACTCCCGGGTTTCATGAGTCTGATGGTGCGACGCGCGTGGGCGTCAGTGCTGGATTGAATTCACCGCGAGCCACACGCGGGACTCAGCCTCGCCCGTCAAGACGCGTGCAAACGCTGCGCCGCACGTCGAGCACTCGTAATGCTCTTCTCGACATTCGCCTTGGAACACGCCTGCACCGACCATCACAAGATGCTCGGACGTAACGGTCGACGGTTGCCCGTGCAGTTCGGCGCACTCGGCACACAGCTTGATCGTCTCGAACTCCACCACTATCCCCATAAGTTTTGAAATCGAAATGCAAGGAATCCTAGCATGAGCAACAGCATGAAAACCGCCTGCTATCACGTGAAGCGGCAGCGCGCCACGCAGCCACTGAGACCTCGTCAATTCGACGGCCGTTCGCGAATCAGATTTCGTGAGACACGCCAATGATCGCGGCCTTCGCATCCCGGTATGTCACCGTGCTCAAGTTCTGTGACATGACCGGCTATACGGAAGACGCGGTGAAATCCAAACGCCGCGATGGTGTGTGGCTAGAAGGACAACTGTGGATTAAGGCGCCGGACGGGCGCATTTTGATTGATATCGAGGGGTATGAAAGATGGGTAGAAACGGCACGGGTGTCCGCGCCATTAGTGGCAGTTCGATCGAAGTCACCTTCACCTATAAGGGCGTCCGTTGTCGCGAGCGCATCCGCCTCGAGCCCACGCCCGCTAACCTAAAAGCGGCTGCCAATTTTCTCGGTGCGGTTCGCACCGCCATCGCAAACGGAACTTTCGACTACCGAGTTTCCTTCCCGGAGTCAAAACGGATAGCGCAGTTCGTCGAGCGGCAAGGCGATGCCCTGATGGTCGGAGCGTTCCTAGACACGTGGCTTGAACGGCAGGAAGACGTTCTAGCGGCCAGCACGATCGAGGGTTACAAAAAAATCATCAAGGGGACTCTGAAACCTGCGTTCGGCCATCTTGTAATGTCGGACGTGCGTCGCTCCCACGTACGCGAATGGGCTTCGAAGCAGAAATTCGGCAATAAACGGATGACCAACGTGCTGTCGGTTTTCCGTGCGGCGCTCGCCGAGGCCGTGCAAGACGAGATCGTCGAGACAAACGTTCTGTACGGGTGGACGTATCAGCGAAACGACGCCCCGGGCCGAGACGACGATGTCGATCCCTTCACCGCGGAGGAACAGGCTGCGATTCTCGGCGCGATGGTCGGGCAAGAAAAAAATCTGTTCCAGTTTGCGTTTTGGACTGGCCTGCGGACATCCGAGTTGATCGCCCTTCAGTGGAGCGACGTTGATTGGGAACGCGGAATCGTTCGCGTGCAACGGGCACGGACGCGAGCTGCTCGCGTCGCTAAGAAGGTCGAGGACACGAAAACGCGCGGCAGCCGCCGCAACGTAAAGTTGCTTGAGCCCGCACTCGCCGCCCTTAACGACCAAAAACGATTCTCTTCGCTTCTCGGTGGCTCGATCTTCCTGAATCCTCGAACCGGCGAAGCGTGGAGCGGCGACAACGTGATCTGGCTAGCGTGGAACCGCGCCATTGAAAAATCGGCAGCGCGCTACCGTCGCCCTTACCAGACGCGGCACACCTACGCGAGTATGATGCTGTCGGCTGGCGAACCGCCGATGTGGGTCGCTAGCCAGATGGGCCATATCAGCCTAAAGATGATCGAGCAACGATACGGCCGATGGATCAAGGACGCGGCGCCCGATGCCGGAAGACGAGCTGAAGCCTTATTCGGCGGCGCTGTCGCGCGCGCTCGAAGGGCGACTGACGGGTCGGGGGGAAACGACTGA